AAACGCCAAACAGACAAAGAAAGACAAAAAAGAAAAAAAAAAAAAAAAAAAAAAAAAAAAAAAAAAAAAAAAAAAAAAAAAAAAAAAAAAAAAAAAAAAAAAAAAAAAAAAAACTAAACTACTAACCCCCTCCACCAGTTCGCCCCCCCCCCGAAGTGCCCCTATAGCGCAGATGTCCATACCATTCGGCCATGCCATATGACGCAACATTATAACATGGCACTCCCATAACCCATTGATATCCCTAACCTTTTTCCCATATCACAAAAGCATACCCTCATCCATATTTCATATGCCCGGACCCATGACCTTGCCACACTTCCGCCCCAATCCCATGTTAGCTTGTAGAGTTCCATGGCCTTGGATCAAGCCAGTTGCCCTAACGGGCAACTGGCTTGTCCCAAGTCCATAATCACCTTCAGGAGCCCATATGCCCATCCAACTCCTCTTATCCGACTCCCTCCAAATAACCGACGGCCCCCATGGCTTGATCCTTCACTTCAACAGTCAGGCCTTCACCCTAACCGTTGGGCGTGAAGGCTCAATAATTACCAATACATTTCTCCACATCCGATCAGGCATCAATCATGCTCGCATATGCGAGCACCTCCGCGACCACCAATCAACCACTGCCATCGCCCCAAATTGCCCATGTTGCAAAATGGAGGGCCGAGTCCTCTCAAGCTCAGGCAGAAAGACAGTTCGCTCCGATGACCTATTTCGCGCCGTCCGAGCCCACTCAACTGGCACCGTCCAAGTCCGCCACATCGCGGCCGCGGCCAGTCGGCCTTCGGCCGACGTGTCCGCAAAAGTCTACAAACCCAACCTATCCGGCGCACAACTCCGCGCTCAAGAGGCCGCTCTACTTAAACGCACAACTCCCCACTCAAACGTCACCCGCCGCGTCAAACAGCGCATAGAGGATCTCATTTAATGGCCAACTCCAAACCCTGTATCCGCTGCAATGGCACCGGCCACAAGTTCAACGGCTCTTGTTTCCGCTGCGCCGGCACCGGCCGCGACCCCCTGCAGCCGCAAGCGAAAACGCTTGCATCCGCAGAAGAGCTTCTATTCGGCGATGACGCTTCTCCTGAGAAGGATGGCTCATCCAATGGTGGCCCCGAACTCCTAAAGCTCCAATCTCGCCTCGACGCCGCCATCGCCCAGATCGGCACAAACCACATCCAAGCCATCACCGGCCTATCCCAACTCCGCACCGAAGTGGGCAAACTTTTCTCAAACGAAAAGCTTGCCCACACCAACGCCATCAGCGCCCTCGAACACAAAATCTCCAACCTCGAGGACGAACTCATCGCAGCCATCGACCGCATAGACTCCACCCGCGAAGTCTCCATCACCGTCCACACACCTCAAGGATCTTACACAGTCCCCGACGGCCACAAACACCCGCAATTCGAAACCCTCCTCCGAGCCGCCGCATCACGCCAAGCCGACGGCTACCACCCCAACTGCTGGATCGCAGGCCCCGCCGGCTCCGGCAAAACAACCGGCGGCCGCCAACTCGCGCAAGCCCTCAACCTCCCCTTCTTCTTCAACGGCGCGGTCAGCATGGAACACAAACTCATCGGCTTCCGCGACGCATCCGGCACCTACCACACAACCCCCTTCCGTTCCGGTTACACAATCCCCGCAGTCTACCAATTCGACGACGTCGACTCCTCCGAAAACTCCGCCCTCCTAGCCCTCAACGCAGCCCTCGCCAACGGCGAATGCGACTTCGCCGACCGCCTCATGCCCCGCCACCCCGACAGCATAATCCTCGCAACCGCCAACACCTGGGGCCTAGGCGCAACCGCAGACTACGTCGGGCGCGTCAAAATAGACGCAGCATTCCTCTCCCGCTTCCCCGTCAAAATACAATGGGGATATGACACGCTCTTCGAGCGTGCCATATCCGGAAACACCTCATGGTGCGAGCGTGTCCAAGCCGCCCGCGCTGCCGCAAACAAGGCTGGCCTCAAAGTCATCATCGATCCGCGCCACACCATCGCCGGCGCAGCCCTCATCCGCTCCGGCTTCACCCCCGACCAAGCCGCTCAACTCACCTACCTCGCCAACATCCCTCAAGACAAGCGTCAGCTTTTGTCCTAGCCAAAGCCTAACGGCTTTGGCGGAAGCAGGTATCCAATGACCATAGTCCGCCACACGCGCACACTTGCACCAGCAGCCGACGGCCGCGGCATATCAACGATCCCAGGACTGACCGGTCGGTCAGTCCATTACATTATCGCCCAAAGCCTCAGCGAACTAGGAGAGTTAGCTCGCATCTCCAATTTACCCAACAAACCCTCCTACGACCATTGGGACAACAATCTAGGCGTCCAAGGCGCAATCAAATATTGCTTCACCGGCGACGAGTCCGCCGTGGCCCAAAGCGACGCCCTTCTCGAATGTATGGAAGAACACATAACCATGCCTTCCACCCGCGCCATCTGGACCGATGACGTAACCGGCGCATTCCCAAACATCCCCGCCTTCATCTCAGGCCAACCCCTCAACATGCGTCAAAGAGTCAAAACCCAGATCGACTCCGCACCCCTCGCCATAATGGTCGACCTCGGCATCAGCGCAGCCATCACCGCAACCCAAGTCCGCAACCGCGGAGCCGCCATCCTCGCATTGGTCCGCGCCCTCTCAGCCCACCGCCCAATAGAACTGTGGGCCATGGATTTCGGCAGCGCCGACGATTCGTCTTCGGGCTCCTACGGAGCCCTCAGCCGAAATAAAAGCAATTGCGTATGCGTCGCCGCAAAGATCGAAACCAGCCCCCTCGACCTCTCCTCAGCATGCTACGCCCTAACCCACCCAGCCTTCGTCCGGCAAGTCCTCTTCAGCCTAGAAGAGAAATACCACGACTTCCGTGGCGGCTGGCCCTTCCGCTTGAACCGCGCCCTCACACGCCACGAAATGGAAGTCCTCATCGCCCCCATGTGGACCCACGTCGCCGAAACCCTCTGCCTTCCAGGCCTTCACGTCGCCGACGAGTCCATGACCGACCCCGAAGCCTGGCTAAAGCGCCAACTTTCCGAGCATGACCCCCTCAAATTGGAGGAGACAATCTAATGAGCTTCCGCATCAAAGCCAACATAGGCGGCCAAGAATACACTTCCGACTGGTCTCCAGGCATTTGTGAAGCCTGCCTTAAATTCGCTTCCCTAATGGAGCCAGAAACCCAACTCCTAACCGCCTTCACACTCGGCACAATGGTTGCTTCAGGCACCTACACTGACGAGTTAGACGAAATAACCATAACAATCGAAAAGCAGCTTGCAAGCTAAGGAACCCAACTAATGTCCCCCAACGAGTTCAGCGTCACCCAATTCTTCCAAAACGGCTCCTACGAAAAGGTCCGCTCCTTCGTCTCAGCCGAAGAAGCCATCAAAGCCTTCCACCACTACACTACCAACGTGGCCTCCCGCATGGGCCTCACATCCCGCGTCATCATCACAGACGGAGGCGACTCCATCGCCCTCGAATGGAGACATCGCCGCGGCATCACATTCGGCCTCGACAACCTAATGGGGAGAAGAGATCAAGCGAAGCTTGATCTCTTCTCAAAGGAGCCCACCGATGATTAATCCCTTCAAACCAATCTTCACCTTCGTCGCCGACGACGGCGAAAACATCCACATGGATGTCGAAGCCCTTCGGGACTGGTGCTTGCGCACCAGTCCCGAAGTCTTCAACATCCCCCTCAAATACGAGCTAGCAGCCACCTTCATCCCCGAGAACGTCATAACCCTCGACCGAGTCCGCGAACTCTCAAAGCGCAAAGACCTATCCCCCATCATAATGGCCAAAGATGGCACCATCACCAACGGAGCGCCCAACTGTATGCTAGTAGACGGGCACCACCGCTTCTTCCTCGCTTGCCTCCGTAAACAAACCTACATCCCCGGCCATCTCCTTGAGGAGGCAGAGTGGAAACCATTCCAGCTCCACAACCTGCCCTCCATCACCCGCGACCAACTCCGTCGCAGCCCCCTCCTAAAACGGAACTACTAGATGCCCGGCGCATTCCTCATCGGCTATCTAATAGGCCACGGCTTATGGCTAGTTGCCGCCATTCTCTACATCCTCCTCCAGGCCTACATCAGCTCGATCGAAGCCCTCGGAGCTTTCTTCTGGAGTTATCGCCAAGCCCACCCCACCACACCAGCCCGCCAGCGCCGCAATGCCATCCTCCTCTACTCCACCATCGCCCTCACCTCTCTCAGCTGTCTTATCTTCGCCCACAAATAAGGAGCTCTCTCATGGGTATCACTCAACAGCGCCTCATAGACTTAAAAGATGTCGCCCTCGATTACGAGCAGGCCCTCACCGAGCTAATGCGCCGCATCAAACTGCAGCTTGAACAAGATCCAGAGAACTTCCGCCTCCAAATCCTCTCATCCATCACTCCCCTCGACCTCCTCCGAAACCCAACCGGCCCAATCACCCTCGCCCGCGAGTCCGAAAACATACGCCTCACCCGCGCCCACAACGACCAGCGCCGCAACCTCGCCAAGCGCCGCCTTGCCGAGGCCGCACCACCCACAATTCCTAAGATAGAAGACAGTTGGTCGTTAGACCAACTGTCTTCGATCTTAGGAAAACATGAGGAGGAAAAATAAATGGAAACGGAATACAATGAAAGTCACGTAGAGCTAATCATCGGCTATCTAAAACTGAAGATTTACTCTGATAGAGTAAGAAACGAAATTCAAGAAGTTTCAGATATAGTCAAGGGTAGCCCATATCTAACCCATTTAGAGGAAATATCACGCTACCCTAAAGATTTAGACAGTCTTTTAGGCCTTGAGCTCAAAGTAGAAAAAGCAGCTCATTTAGACCCACAAATCCAGAAACTTCTGGATAAAGAAAAACGACAATGGGAGGAGGCTTATGAAAGATATAGCCTAAAACACGGTAAATATGGTGACTTTTGGACCAGAAAGTAGGAGAAGACAAGTGAATGATGCACGCCGCCGCGAAATAGAGCAAGCCATCTCCCACATCGAGGAGGCCAAATCCATCCTCGAAAGTGTCGCGCAGGAAGAGCGCGACACTTTCGAAGAAATGGACGAGAAAGCTCAAGAGTCCCCCAAAGGCATCGCCATCGACGCAGCCGCCTCTGCCCTCGAAGAATCCCTCGACGGCTGCGACTCCCTAATCAGCAAATTGAATGATGCAAAGGTTTAGTCTAGCGTCAGGCAGTGGGTCTACGACCCACTGCCTTCCGCTAGACTAATAAACAGGAGAGTAAAATGGCACACATAATCGAAGACCTCGCCCTAATCCTAGCACTCGACGAAGCTCGCAAACAGCTACAACCAAGAAACTATTGGCCAACCGACGAACCCGGCGCATCCATCTCATTCGCAGGCCGTGAGCTATCACAAGAGGATCTAGCCGACCTCGTATTCACGAAGTACAAAGACCTCTTTCTAGCCGAGGCAGCAAAAATACTAGAAAACCGCACCAAATATCCACTCATGTCTCTGAGTTAGCGTCATGGAGTGGGCCTAACGGCCCACTCCATTCCGCGAACTCAGAAGAAAAGGGCAAAAGAAGAATGAAAACATTTCCATTCGGGAGGCACAAAGACATCCCACTCTCAGAAGTCCCAGGCGACTACCTTGAATGGTATATCCGCACAACCAAATCCCAAGTCGCCGAGATCGAGGCCGAGTTAGAACGCCGTGAACTAGCCGAGCTAGCAACCGGCACATGGAAAGAAAAGCTAATCAAGGCTGGCTACCGCACCCTCATGAAAACCCACCACCCCGACTCCGGCGGCACTACCGAAGATGCCCAGCAAGTCAACGCCGCCTTCGAAGCACTTAAGAGGTTGTGGTGAGCTAAAGCTCACCACAACCTCTTAAATGCAGAAACTAGAGCAAGGAAGAAGAAAAATGACCCTATCAGCCTCCCAAACCACTCTACGCCTCGACATCTTACGGGAGGCAATCGACCAGTATAAGGCGATCAATAAAGCCAACCAAGTCAACTCACTTGAAAGCACGCTCGCAGTCCTCAAAATAATGGAATGCGAGCTAATGATCCGCGAACTAATGAAGGAAGAAGAAAAATGACCTACCAGCGCAGACGCTTCAAAAAAGAACCAAAACCCCTAGTCCTCGGCTCCACAATCCTAACTCCCATCCTACGCAGACGCCGCCTCCCCTTCGGCGAATGTCTCTCCTGCGACAGGGATGGCCAACAGGGACCATCCCATGACCCCTCCCCCCGCTGCGAATCCGGCTCCCGCCCACACTGCACCTGCGATACCTGCTTTTGATTTTCGCTTCGCTCAAATCAAAAGCAGTAAAAACACTGGAGATCTAAACCAATGAAAACAACCATCTTCGCTGGATTGGGATTGGCGCTTTGCGCCAACCCAGCTCAGGCCACCTGTCACCACTACTCCACATGGAATTACCCCTGGGCTCAGTCATGTGCAGTCGATCTACGACCGACTGCACATTCCGAGCCCAGCAACTGGTACGTGGAGATAAAGCCAGAAACCATAGTCGAGCCCGGCCCAACAGAGTCCGACAAGCGTACAACAGACCAAATTAAAGAGTTTGTCCAGCATAACATAGCCCTATCCCTCCACCATGACGAGCTGGATGAGGAGCTGAAGCTCCTCATCCAAAAAGAGCTGACAACCAGTGAGCTGAAAGGAAAGTAAAATGGCCATCTCCACCCTCACCTATCACCAGATCGAGCGCATCGAAATAGACTTCGAGCCCGACGCCTCCGACCCCGTTTTCTCCCGGCTCAAGCTCCGCATCTACTCTCGCGGCGCTCAACAGCCTGACAAAATATCCATCTTCCCCTGTAGCGCTCACTCGGCAGACCACCTGCACAACATCTTTCTCGCCTGCCAGCTAATGCTTGATCCCCCAGCATTACCAGATGAGGAGTCAGCGTGAACGGATACGAAATAGGCACAATGGCCAAGAGCCTCCACTCCTCCTACGAGTTCTACTTTGGCAAGCGTTGCAAGCGTGGGGAGCAAGTCCCCACGCTTGCAAAACAGGAGACCAAACCCATGCCTCACCCAACTCCATTTCGCGCATTCCACAACGCCCTGCGCATCCTCCGCGCCCTCGACTTCCACGAAGTGTATTTTCTCACTGATGCCGAGTGGGAAAAGTTCCGTGACAACCCCTACGACTTCTTTATAACTACATCTGACTCCAACGCCCTGCAGATCTGGCGGGCCTTGCAGGCCCGCCAGCCTGCAGATTTAAAAGAACCCTCAACTCCAGAAAGTAAAGAGAATGGCTGATCATCCCATCATGGAATGCATTGAGCGCGCCGCACCTCTGATCGAGTCGGGCGCAACCATTCACCAGAAATTCACCTGCTTGGCATGCGGTTCCCGGCAAACCATGGCAGAAGCCAACAAATTCTTCACTCGCGGCAAATGCGAAGAGTGCGGCCATATAACCAACATCGAGGCCCAAGGCTGCAACTATTTGGTCATGTGGGGCAAGAAGACTCGTCCGGAGGACGAGTCTCCAAAACACTAGTATGAGTTTGCGAGGCAAGCTCGCAAACTCATAAAGGAATATTCAATCAATGGAGAGAAACCAATGACCATCGGCCCAGGCAAGTATGACGCAGAAGCCACCCACGTAATGAACTCCACCCACGCCTCCGGCGTCATCGTCATAGTCATCGGTGGCGACAGAGGCGAAGGCTTCTCCATTCAAGCCACTCTCGAAGTAAGTCTAGCACTACCCAAAATGCTTCGCATGATAGCAGACCAGCTCGACCCTGATATTTCATCCTTGCAAAGCAAGAATGAAATATCAGAATGTAAGGATGAAAGAGCATGAACTTTCACGACCCAACGCGCACCCGCCTAGGCAACTGGCGTCCCTGCTGGCTCAACTCCTGCATCGCGCTCCCTCCTCTCCAGCTGGAGCCCCACGAGACAGACCAGTCTCTCATCCATCTAACTATATGCCACGGCAGCCGCGGCATCTGGCTGGAGAAAGACATCCCAAAAACAGAGCTGCACAAAATATTACATTTCTGGGAAGTGGACCCAGAAGGCACCTTTATGCAGCTCTTCGGCCTCAACGATTGGCCCCATGAGCACATGAAGCTTGTCCAATCGAAGATTGGACAAGCTTCAGAGCGAGTGCAGCTCCGAGTCCCCATTAACATTGAAGATCTAATATGAAAAGTTTGGAGAATCTAATATGAGACTACACAGCATGCTCGACTCAATCAACCTATTCGTCCACAACGCCCTCATAGGCAGCTCTCGCGAACTACCTCCAATGTTCGACCTCCGCGACGCAGAAAACAACTCCACCATCGTGGTCACTCCCTTCATCGGCGAAACCGACGAAGAAGTAAACAGAAACAAAGATTTCACCGCCTTCCTCGTCCGCAAAAAGATCATCGAACACAAAATCACCCATTACCTATACTTGTCTGAAGGGTGGGCAATCATCAGAAACCGGGACCAATACAAACCAGGCATCTCCACCACTCCATCCAACTCAGCCGACCGCATAGAAGTCGTCATCTCTTTTGCCACTGACGGCGCCACCTACCTCTCCAGCAGCTGGGAGATCAAACGGAACGGCCCGGTCTGCATAGCCCTAATCCCCCGCGAAATCAAATTGGAGCGTCCACCAGACACACACAAAGGCCGCTTCGACAACCTGCTTAGGACGGATGACAAGCATCCGTCCTAAGCAGGAAACAACAAATCAGGGAGCAAATTAAATGGCTGGCTTCACATACAAATCCTACTCCTTCGTAGACAAAGACCCGATGATCGACCAGGTACGAACAATCATCCTAGACAGCCACGACACCTACAAGGCCATCGCAGAAGCAAGCGGCGTCACCGAAAACACCATCCGCAACTGGCTAGACGGCGCAACACGCAAACCCCAGGCGGCCACCTTTAACGCTGTACTCCGAGCCCTCGGCTACAAACTAACCATTCGCCTCCTGGCCGAGGCCGAAACAGTCGCATCAACTGTCTCACCTCGCGTACAAGCACGCGAGGTTCGACATATCGTCCAAATGGCCCGCTACAGAAAAGGAGCCCACAAATGAAACTGAAAGTCGCCTTCACCATCGACTCCAAAACCCTCTTCCAGATCCTCGCCAAAGCCCTTCCTCTCGAAGACCTCCACGTCGAAGAGCAACTGCATCAAGCAGAGCTTGATGCAGTTGCTAAACAGCTTGCGCATAAACCAGATAAAGTAAGCTTCAGAAAGAGAAAAGCCTATAAGAGAACGGTACCCACCATCCCCTTCAATCCAGATAAGGGAATAAACAAAATCATCCTCAGCCTCCTAGCAAAAGGCCCGCACCGCGCCATCGAGATGCGTCCCTCCCTAAAAGAAGGTGGCTACTCCCCCAGCTCGGTCAGCTCCCGCCTCCAAGAGCTACTCACCCATGGCATGGTCACCAAACACGGCGATGGGTTATGGAGTTTGGCCGAGCAAAGCTCGGCCAAACTCCAGGAGGACAAACTCCATGCCTAAAGAGTCAGGCCGAGCAGAAAGGACACGCATGAGACTCCCCGAAATTCTATGGCGGCTCGAAACCGCCTTCGAAACAATGGCCCCCATCCGCGGCCACCTCGAAAACGACACGCAGGAAGACACTGCATTCGTAATGGGCAACGCACTCGGCGTCCTCGCCGACGCCATCAGCAAAGTCAAGCGCGACATGAAAGCAAACAAGGAGGCGGCCGATGAGTGAGCAGTCATTGGACCCCGATCAAGCTCTGCTTGATCGTGGGTCCGCGCACATGTACATCTGCAGAGCCGGAGTAATGTGGCGCATCGAGCAAATCTTCAACAGCATCTATTTTAACGTCTATGCATGTGACCCAGAGGGTCACATACATGAATACACTATCATATGCCCTCCACACAAGCAGCATGAGCTGGCCTGTTCTCATGGCCCACCCAATGGTGGGCCACAAACTGAACAAGGACAAAGTTAACGCCTTGTCCAGTTTTACATGTCAAACGGTACATTACCAAAAGTTAATGTATGGACCCCTTGACATGACCCACCCAATATGTCAAAATTAAGGCAGATGACACCAGTCATCTTCAGAGGAACTCTATAATGAAAAGACTCCTACTCATAAGCCTTTTAGCCACTACTGGACTAGCAAACGCGGGACTTGCTCCCGCGTTTGCTGCGACGGTAACGGTCGATAACGTCGGCCCAATCCTAAACCAGTCGGACTCACTTCCGGCTGAGTCAACACCTGGACGAGGCGTCACCTTCGCCCAGTTCTTCGAATTCTCTCTGCCCACCACAGAACTCGTCACTGTCTCGATGTCCGACAGCGGCATCGGCAACTTGGCAGTCGTTGACGGCTTCCTGTCGATCAACAACCATACCTCAACAGGGCCTGCACCACTCTTCATCCCAGCCGGCTCCCTGATTGAAAGCTCGCCCATCAACAATGTCGTTGGCGGCCAAGAAGCCACAGTCGCTCCCGACATCCTCCGCGCCGGAAACTATTTTGCCGAGATCAACGGCACCAGCGGTTCATCTCGCATCAGACTAGCCATCGACGGCACCGCAACCGCTATCCAGGCGACAATTCCGGAACCATCAACATGGGCAATGCTCCTCACCGGCTTTGGCTTAATAAGTCTTGCCGCCTTCTATCGACGCCGTTCCGCAGCTGGTCAACGCTCGATTTTCTGAGCATCGGCCTCGTCGCACTCCTTCTTGCCTTGTTTGCGCTCCACATCCTCCAGAGTGGGTTAGCCTACGACATCCTATACGTCCCAGGTGCCACCTTCATTCTCATCGGATTAGGGCGTGTGGTTTGGGAGATCTAAAGATCTCCCAAACCACAAGAGATAGGAGCCTGTCCTCCCGGTCGGGCTCCTTAGCCGCAGCTGTAGTCCCCCGCTGCAAAGCTGCGACGGCAGGCTGTCGGGACAAGCCCGACAGCCTGCTCAAAAAAGGAATAGAAGATGCGTAGAGTGATCCGCCCCCAGTCCCGTCGTCACTTATGGCTCTACGACGAAGACTGGGATTACGTCTCCTCCCATGTAGCAGCTCGCACTCGCCTCCCTCCCGGCTCCTGGGTGCGCGAAATGCTCCACCGCGTAGTTCTCCAGCTCCGTGAAGAGCGCTACCTGACCCAAGAGGCCGGCGAGAAGCTTTTAGATCATTTAGAGGCTCAAGGGGACAAGCCCCTTGAGCCTCTAAAAACAGAAAGAAATTACAATGGCTGACGAGCTCCCTCAATCCAATCTATTAACCACCGCAGACCCCGAATGGTCTATGGCCGAACTCTTCAACCGCGAGCCCCTCGCCCTCTACCAACAGCACCCCGAACAATTCAAGCGCCTCATCCTAGAGCTTCGAGCCCAAGCGGAACGCAACCGCGCAGCTGAGGAAGCTGGACGGAGAGTCCCTCGGCCATCAAAGATGGCCGAGGTCCTCCCCGTGAAAACTTTATTAACCGCAGAAGAACTGCTTTTTGGGGACGACAAATGACGTTTGACGAAGACAAGCTTCGTCAAACTTCAGGAGCGCTTGCACCGAACCGCCACCACCGAGGCTGGCCTCAGATAGAGCTTCTCACCTTCATAGTAGAGACTGACCAGTCTTGGCGTTTCTGCATTGAACCAATGGGATACCGTGACGCAATCTGGGAGCGTGGCGGATACTTAGAACTAATCCAATGGAAAAGGATTGAGCTAAAGCTCAATCCTTTGAAGGAGTAATAAAATGAAAGCCCATCTACTCATCACCACAATCCTACTCACCTCCCCAGCAATCGGACAAACCACCCTGCACTTCACCTCGGGTGGCAACCTCGTGAATGGCGAATACGCCCCCGGACCAGTCGGCTTCAATCTGGCCGACGTAAACAGCGTCTCCAACCTCAACCGCCTCCCCGAAAAAGTCCTGGGCCTAATCTACGTATCCAGCTCAATTGGCTGTGGAGGTGACACCTCAGCGTTCCGCGCCTTCATCGACCCTTTCCGGGACAATGCAAAGCTCTGGGGCTTCTATCTAATAGACGAGCCCTACATAAAAGGCTATGGCGGCAAGCCACCCTGCCCACCCGGCAACCTCCTCGCAGAGACACGTTACATCAAATCAATCATCCCCACCGCCAAAACATATATCAAAATGGGCAACAGTGATGGGCAGAAAAATCCTAATTACGATGATTATTACCCTGGCAACACTGGCATTGATGCGTTTGGCGTTGGCTCGTATATGTGCCGCTCAGACTTCGTCGGCCACCCCGGCATGGAGGACGGATGTGACTGGAGTATGGTGGACCGCTACGTCGACGCCGCGGAAAAACACATCCCCACCGCCAACCTAGTCCCAACCTACCAAGCATTTGCCGGTTGGCGCACCGAAGCTACTGGCGGCGTATTCCTGATGCCCACCGTAGCGCAGACCCAGAAAATCCTCGAAACATGGCACAAACGCCTCCCCACTCCAATGATGGAATATGCCTACGCTTGGTCTTGCCAAGAACAATCCACCGACTGCCTATCTCGTGACACAGCAATGCAGCAGGTTTACCATGACTGGTTTGCCAACCGAAGCATCGTACCAGAGCCCGAGCCCGAGCCACCCTACCCCGAAGGCCCAGAGACCTGTGTCCCATGCTGCAGGTGAGTCTGAATGGGCTAAAGCCCATTCAGACCCACCAAGCTTTTTTGAGGCTGAAAATGGTGGAGAGTGAAGAGTTGACCAAACAGTTTGCTAAGACGCTGCGCACACCTATCAGCGTCCATGTTGAAAAGCACGGCCTGACCATCGTGGGAAACGATATCCTAATCGCCCACGATCCATACACTGGCAGGATCGTAATCACGTTCGAAGTCTTCAAGTCTCCTCAAACAAAGCTTGAGGAGACTTGAGATGGAGCCGCGTGAATTTATCTGCGAAGACTGCAAATCGCACGTCTTCTCCTATAATGGCGATCCTGAAGCCACCCTCTGCCACATGTGCAGCTATATCCGCAAAATGAAACTAACTCTCGATCGAGAAGCGGTGCTTCGCAAAGTCCTAGACTGCGAAATAATAGGTTCTTGCGAGACAAGCTCGCAAGAACCTATGAAGGAGGAACCACCTAGTGAATAATCAAGAAACTGCCTCTGTTGAAGGTTTGCGCAAGCAAACCTTCAACTGGGAAAATAATAAAAGCTTCTCACAGAAGCTACCACGCTTCCAGACCGCCATCGACTCCACGTCTCTGGGCGCGTTCAAGCAATGCCCCCGCTACTACTACTATACAATCATCTGCGGCTACACCAAAGTCGGCGTCCAGATAAACTTGGATTTCGGCTCCGCCGCCCACCACGTCTCCGAACACTATCAGCGCGCTCGATCTCAAGGGATCGAGCACGAAGAAGCCCTAGAAGCCACAATTGTGAAGGCTTTGGCTGGCACATGGGACTACAAAGCTAATCGTCCAGCATTTGACGATGCGCAGAAGAACCGAGTCTCACTTATCCGGTTCGCTGTCGAGTACTTAGATCATTACGAGAAGCAGGGCTCCCCCCTAAAGACATTACAGCTGGATAATGGCAAACCCGCTGTGGAGTTGACATTCCTGTTTGATGCTGGCTTCCGCTCCTTGACCAACGAACAGATCCTCCTCTGCGGACACATAGACCGGCTCGTCCAGCTCAACGAAGACATTTACATAGCCGACCTCAAAACAACCTACGAGCAGATCGGATCAAAGTATGCAGAGCGCTTCACTCCAGACAACCAATTCACTCTCTACACCCTCGCCGGTCGAATAGCCCTCGGTGTTCCCGCTAGAGGCGTCCTCCTGGATGCCGCCCAGATCGGCGTCAACTTTGTCCGCTTCCAGCGCTTTCCCGTCTACCGCCCCCAACCAGTTCTGGATGAGTGGCTCCAAGCCCTCCCCTGGTGGGTGTCGTTGATGGAACACTGCGCTTCGGAGGCAGCTTCAGCTGCCTCCCCCGAAACCGCTTACCCGCAAAATGATAAGGCGTGTGGGCTGTATGGTGGATGCCAGTTTCGCGAAATATGTGGGCGCAGCCCATTAGCTCGCAAGCCGATCATGGACGCCACTTTTCAGATCAGACGCTGGGACCCAGCCGGGGAGCCGAGATGAAAAACAAGTTTAACAAGCAGTCCATAGACATTCATCCGCTTATTGTTTCTCCTGCACAAGCCTGCGTTATGCTAAGTATTGGGCTGACGCAATGTTACATGTTAATGAATACTGGTAAACTTGAAAGCTTTAAGGATGGCGGGTCTCGAAAAATTCCAGTCAAATCTATTGAAGCTTACGTTGAGAGCCGTCTTCGTAATAAAGAAGTCACCCCTGTTAGACGGCCTACTCCGACTACTGATTTTGAAGATATTAACAACGAAGACGACCCCATCGAAGAGATTACACGCCTCCAAACCATAATCCAGCAGGAAAAGGAACATTAATGAAAATGCCCTATGGTATTTATGACACTCGTCAATGTGCGCTGATCCACATTGGTCTCTATGAGAACGTTCCAGAATGCTGGAAAATCTTCCTTGGATGGCCAACCCACGAAGAGATCAAAGACGCCCAGTTTCACGGCCTCCACTGTATCCCCATCACCTGCCATTACAAATTACCAGAAGAAGAGAGCAAGGGAATATCCAAATGAACGATCAGCCTCAAGCGAAGCTTGAGTCTGAGCAAACTGCTCAGACTCAAAAAGAAGACCTCTTTGGGAATAAGCAAGCGCCGCTTGCTTATTCCCCGGTCAAAATCCTAATGCTGGGTGACCCCGGCTCTGGCAAGACGGGGAGCCTCGCCTCCCTCGTGAAGGCGGGATACAATGTCCGCATCATGGACTTCGACAATGGCACCGAAATCCTTCGCAACCTCCTCACCAAAGAGGAGTACGCCACCACTTCAATAATTCCTCTCCAAGACCGGCGTATCGCTAAGAAAGTGCCAGTCTACGAAGGCAAAGATGTAAGAGGTTACAAAGTCAGTGCTATCCCTGTCAATGCAGCGGCATGGCAGAAGGCCGTCGACCTCATCTGCACGGACTGGAAAGATCCCGTCACCCAAAAGTCATTCGGCTCAGTCTATACGTGGACGTCGCAAGATGTCCTCGTCTTCGACTCCCTTACTCACGCATGGCGCACCGCCCTCAACTTTATTCTTGCAATCAACAACCGCCTGGGTCAGAACCCCACTCAACCAGAGTGGGGCACTGTGCAAGGGATGATCATCGACGTCCTCTCCACTTTCTTCGACGCCTCTATCAAGTGTAACGTCGTCTGCTGTGCCCACATCGCCTACGATACCGACCAGAACGAGATCCTTCACGGTCTCCCAGCTGGTCCAGGTAGAGCCCTTAACCGGGAGATCGGCACCTACTTCAACCACACAATCCGAGCAGCTACAATCGGCAACCGCCACTCCATCGTCACCCAATCGGACGGTGTCGTCGAGCTAAAGAGTGCGGCTCCCGGCAAAATTAAACAAACATATCCGATCGAGACCGGATTAGCCGACTACTTCGCAGCCGTAAGGAGTGTTATTCAATGAGGCTTCAAGACACCATAACAATCGCCGAGTTCGGTCCCTACCATATCGATGCGGTCTATGACTATCGCATCGAAGTGCCCTACACGCGCAAGCACGACTCACCAGACGTTAAAGACATTCACATTGACAAAATCGAGCTTAAAATTCGAGAAACCACTTTAAGCCGAGGAACCGCTTTGAGTCGGAATATCGTTTATCGTACAATCACCCTCCTAGACATTCCACCGTGGCTCTGGGAACTCCTTAATAGCCCAGGAATGATCAGAGAGCTGGGACCACTACAACCTGACGAACCAATCTCCGAGCTTCCAGTCCGTGAGCTTTAGAAGCAGAAATGCAGAAGAAATATGTGAATTCATTCCCAGAGGAAAAAATTTGGGGATGAAAAAGTTTTCGGAAGACAAGCTTCCGAAAACTTTATAAAGCCGGGCAGATGCCCAAAAAACCAAGGAGCAATAAGTAATGGCAAATTTAGCAGAATTAATGAAAGGCCGAGTGGAGGATTTAGTGAAGGGGCCACCCACAATCCCCATCGGAGACTATCCGGCAGTCATCTCCAAATTCGAGCTGACGGCGGCTCGGAATGCGGAGCAGACACCCATTCTCCGCATCCATGCCCGGCTCCTCGGATGGCCAGCTGATGACTCCATCGACGAGGCCCAAAAGGGGGTGATCGAGAACATCACCCAACGCTCAGTCTGGTGCGACTACTGGATGCCACTCGACTACAAATATGGCCGCCTATGCCAGCAGTGCGGGATCACAGGCGAGATCACCGAGCAGACTAACTATGAGCTGGTCGGCAAAGAAGTCCTCGCCGCCGTGAAACACCAGATCTCCAAGAAGACTGGTGAGACATGGGCCGTCGCCCAGCAATTAATCGGCACTGCGTAGTCTCACGCAAGCGTGAGACTACGCAAGGACTGTGGGAGGGCTACAGTCCTTGACCAGCCGAGTAAATCTCGGCTGGTCTAAATCTGGGGACTTCTTATGCTTAAAGCTACTGCACGGATAAATGGCCGTAACACTCTCATATTGGGGCTGGCCTTTAATAACCTCGACAAGTTCCGCGCCGAGCCAGGCGACACATTTATAAAAGTTGATGGCAAAGAACTGAATTTGCCAATTGACGTAATGATATTCTCCGGCGAAACAGAAGCCCATCTGGCCGAGATGGTACAGGACAATGTTGGCCCCTGGACCAAAGTCCACATAGATCCCAAACTCAAGAGCTGAACATGCCACAGTACAAGTCTAACGTAGCGGACTACGACCTGCTCTACGTAACGCAGACAAAGAAAGCGATAGGCGTCAGACGGTCTGAAGAGAGCGAAGTAATTTGGCTGCCTAAATCCGAAGTAGATTTTGAAGACAAAGAATACAAACGCAACTCAGTGGTATCAGTCACTATTCCAGACTGGTTAGCTGAGAAGCACGACCTAGCATAAAATCGAGCTTTGCTCGATTTTATGCTGAAAGGATCTGATAATGCCTGACATTGCCCTCTCTCTCATCTGGGTCAAACGAGACTCGCGCCAACGCCGCAAATTAGAGCCGGACCCCGCACTCCAGGCCAGTATCAAGCGAGTGGGCCTTATCAACCCCATCATCATCACCAAAGACTACCAGCTGATTGCTGGGGAGCGTAGGTGGGAGGCATGTAAAGCTCTCCAGATGCCAGTCGTCCCAATCAGGTGGGTCGAGGAGCTAAACACCGACGAGCTAAAAGTAATTGAGCTTGAAGAGAACATAAAGCGCAAAGACCTCTCATGGCAAGACTCCACACGAGCAGTCGCCGAACTTCATCACCTCTATGGGAAGAACGATCCCGAATGGAACCAGCGAAAGACTGCTGACGCACTCTCTCTCGACCCAGGCCACGTCTCCAACACCTTGCTCGTCGCCACCCACCTCAAAGATCCGCGAGTTGCAAAGGCCACCTCCGTCAACGAGGCCCGCAATCTAATCAGACGTCGAAAAGAGCGAGAAGACGAAGTCGAGATAAACGACATGGCTGTGTTTGCCCGATCTATGATCGGGCAAACACATGGCGAGCCGTCCCCTCTGTTGAAAGGAATAGTAACTCCCCAAACCAAACCAGTCAGTATTCAGGACTCAGCCGAGCCTGTCTCGGCTGAGTCCTCGACTGACTCCTGGACAAGGATGGCTGTAGAGCGCACCATTCTTCAGGAGAACTTCCTGGAGTGGGCACCAAACTATTCAGGTATGACCTTCAACCTGATCCATTGCGACTTCCCTTATGGAGCGAACGTCTTCGATGGGGCAGGCCAATTCAAGCCAGAAGATCAAGAAGGCGCCTATTCAGACGAGTCAGCCGACTACTGGACGCTCACACAGTGTTTAGCCAAAAATCTAAATCATCTTCTATCCCCTCTCGGCCACTTAATGTTCTGGCTCAGTCCCAAACCAACTTTAATGCAGAGAACCATTCGCCTCTTCGAGGAGATATCCGACTCCCTAGAGTTCTATCCCTACCCACTCATTTGGCACAAATCAGACAACTCCGGCATCGTTGGCGACAGCCAGAGATGGCCCCGTCACACATATGAAGCAGCCCTTCTCGCCTACCGAGGACGCAGACCCCTCGTTCGCACAGTAGCAGACTCTTATTCGGGTCCAGGCGACCGCAAACTGCATCCCTCATGCAAGCCGGAGCCTATGCTTCGCCACTTCTTCGGTGCCCTCGTCGACGGAAATACTCGCTTCCTAGACCCCACTTGCGGAGCAGCTTCCTCCATTAGAGCTGCCGAAAGTCTGGGCGCGTTGCCCAAAAATGTCCTCGGTCTGGAGATTGAGGAGCGCTTCGTCTCCGTCGGAAGAGAGTCGCTCCTCAGCTTCCGCGTGATGAGTCAGCACCACGCTTTGCGTGGTGCTGACTCATGACTCGGCCACCATTCGCTGGATGGGCAGGCTCTCGCCAACCACGACTCGTCGTGGTTGGCGAGGCGTGGGGTGAGTCCGAAGAGCAGTCAGGTGGCATCCCCTTCTGCGGAATAGCAGGGGCCGAGCTTACCCGCATCCTCTTGGAGACCATTCCGCTCAATAAGTACACGACTGATCTCCGCTATGCGCTGGCGCGAAGCGGATGGCATCAGATGCGTAATGTATGGGCCAAAGAAGCAGGGATCGGCCTTACCAATGTAGCTGCTCTGCGGCCGCCAAACAATGACTTCGACTTCCTCCTATGCTCTAAGAAGGAGCTTCCAGATGACTATCCTCCACTTCCCCCGCTCGGCCGGGGCAAACTCGCTTACCTCAACTCGAAATATCTCGGTGAGCTTGATCGTCTCAGAAGCGAACTCGAACAAGCCAGACCGACATGCATCGTTGCGGCTGGAGCCATCGCAACATGGGCCCTCCTTGGAAGAAGTGACATTAGCAATGTACGCGGAACTGCGACAATGGGCTCGCAAGGAGGGGTTGCTCCCGGAGTAAAAGTCCTCCCCACCTATCACCCCTCCGCCGTCTTACCCGGACGTGGCAGGAGAGAGTGGCGTATTATCTGCATGGCCGACTTCTTAAAGGCCGTCAGAGAGTCATCTAGCCCCACTCTCAGCAGGCCTTTTAGAGAAGCCCTTATCAACCCGACCATCACAGAAATCTCCTATTGGTCATGGAAAGCAGCCACTAAACCGGGCTTTCTTGCCGTAGACTGCGAGACTGCTGGCCCGCTTATTACATGCATAAGCTTCGCTGACAGTCCTCAAGACTCCATCACAATCCCGTTCCGCTCCAAAGATGGCACCCGCAACTACTGGCCTACACCTGAAGACGAGCTAACCGCATGGTACGTTGTCCGCAACCTCCTAGAGTGTGGTCGTCCTCTTCTATTCCAGAACGGTATGTATGACATGCAGTATTTCATTCGCATGGGTTTCAACTGCAAGTATGCTCGCCACGACACCATGCTCCTACACCACTCACTTTACCCGGAAGTGCAGAAGAGTTTGGGATTTCTTGGCTCCATCTACACCAACGAGTCCAGCTGGAAACTGCTGAGCAGGCATCGCGCAACCAAAATCAAGGGAGAAAAGCTAGATGAATGATCACCCAACACCTGGAGATGGCTACTGGTATATGGCTGGTCCATATTCTGACTCCATAGAAGAGCGATATAAGCAGCATTTAGATGCAGCTGCCATCTTAACACGAACCAAACTAACTATATATTCCCCAATAATCCACTATCATGCATTGGCCCAGATATATAGTATGCCAACCGACGCAGCATTCTGGAGCGAGCATAACCGCAACATGCTCCTCTCATCCAAAGGAGTAATCCTCCTATGCCTTGTAAATTGGGCTGACTCAAAAGGAGTTAGAGGCGAGCTTAATTTAAGCAAAGAAAAGAGCATCCCTGTTTGGGCACTCGATCCTCCATCCTATCAGGGAACGGAAGTAGATCTCATCTGGACTAGAATACTTTGAGAGATATATTCCGGTACGATAACGTAATCCTACTCCTAATTTTATTCACTGAACTTGTCAACTCCTATCATCACTGGTAACACATGTTAATCCAGACAGCCACCATAGAGCCCGGCTCTCTAAACACAGAAGAGCAACATCAGGCCTACTGCGCCATGGACTCTATGCTCACCCTAGAGATCCTAGAGAACATTAACAAGGAGCATCCGGGAGGAGCAGAGCCCATCTACTCCTTTGAGCGGGCACTTCAAGCCCCCCTCCTGGAGATGGCGCTCCACGGCTTCCTTATCGATGGCCTTGACAGGCACCGCATGGAGCTAGCAGTCAAGAAGAAGGTGCAAGAGTCTCGCATGGTGCTAGATGAGCTAGCCCAACCAATCTGGGGCAAGAGTCTCAACCCCCGCTCCCATACCCAGCTGTCCGAGTTCTTTTATAAGACAATGAAGATCCCAGAAATCTGGCTCTCCTTTAAGGGGGAAAGAAAGCTATCAGTTAATCGAGAGGCGCTAGAGAAGATAGACGAGTACATGTATGCTCGTCCACTAGTCTCCCTTATCCTCTCATGCAGAGACTTATACAAACAACTAGACGTCTTGACGGAGGAGATAGACGAGGATGGACGACACCGAACTAGTTACAACATTGGCGGAACTGAGACAGGTCGTCTTAGCTCTTCAACGTCAGTACTCGGAACGGGAGGAAATGCTCAAAACATTGCACCTGAGCTTAGGAGAGTCTTCATATCGGATTCTGGCTGGAAACTCTGCTCCATCGACCTGGAGCAAGTGGAGGCTCGTGACGTTGGCTTTATTTGTGGGTCTCTTTTTGGGGATTGGTCTCTCCTGGACTCTTGCGAGTCGGGAGATTTCCACACCAACAATTGCAGACTTATATGGCCAGATCAGCCTTGGCCAGCCGATCCCGCTGGTTGCCGCCAGCTGGCTGAACGCGTCCCCATCTACCGGGACTGGACAATGCGCGACTTGGCCAAGCGAGGGGGCCACCTCACCAACTACAACGGCACTGCATGGACAATGAGCCGTGTCCTGAAACTTCCCATGAAAGTCTGTGTGGAGTTCCAAGCGCGCTACTGTAGGGGCTCCACCAATAGCGGCATCCGTCCAGCTTACCCCTCTCTGAGACAATATTGGAACTGGATTGCTGATCGTCTTCAGACTGTCGGCTCCATAACAACCCCATTCGGAAGACAAAGACATTTCTTCGGCGACCAAAGGAGCGATGCCACATTGAGGGAGGCTATTGCGTTCGTTCCCCAATCAATGACAGCTGATAGAACTAATCTGTGGCTCTGGAAGATATGGGCAACCCTTAAAGACCGCATCCAGCTGCTAGCGCAGACACACGACTCTATCACCTTCCAAGTACGTGAGGAAGATGACATTGATGAAATCATTACTACAGTCTTAGAATTATTAAATACAATTAAACTCATTGATCCGAAGAGTCAACGAACTTATATCGCTCCGGGTGCTGCCAAGGTCGGTTGGAATTGGGCATCTGAGTCAGAGAACAATCCGGCTGGACTACTCAAGTGGAGGAGGGGAACACAAGACAAGCGCTCCAGACCTTCAGGTCTGGAGCGCTTGAAGGGAGGGTGAAGTGTCGTGCTACCTGGGGACCTGGTCGATCAGTTCATGCTATATACTGAAGGTATGCGCTCAAGTAAACTCTATCGGGAGTGGTGTGCCATTACAATGATTGGTGGCGCTATGGAGCGTCGCATCAAGACAGTCATAGGTCCCTACACAAACTATGCTAACCTCTATGTAATGCTAGTTGGCCAGCCGGGTAGTGGGAAGGGTTTGATTGACCTTGTTGGCAATATATGGGCAGCAACGAAAGGTGAGTTTGGTGTAGAGCCTGCTTTCCACTGCGGAGCCAACGACTACACAAAGGCCGCTCTCATTGATGATCTCCGCAACGCCAGCCGGACGACTAGCGCGGCCAACTTTACATACCACAACCTTCTCCTTGCCATCGAAGAGTTCTCAAATACTTTTCCAGTCTATGATCCTGCCATCCTCTCTTTCCTGACCACTATATGGAATGGGCCGCGCGAGTATAGAGAGAGTCGGCGTAAATATAAAGATGGAAAGCCCCTAGTCATTGAAGCACCACTAATCACAGCTCTTATTGGGTATCAGCCTGATACGATGCATAAGAACTTGATGAGGGATGCAAATGAGCAAGGACTTCTTCGTCGTACCGTCCTCGTATGGAATGAGTTTCCCAACATGACTGATCTGCTCGAAGCCGCCCCTCTAGACTCAGCTCTCGAAATGGAGATGTGCTCCCGCCTGAGGGACATCAGTCTGATTTATGATACGATGCAAATGGACAGGGATGCCATAGAGTTCATTCGAGATTGGGAGCAGAATGGAGGGCAGCCACGTCCACTGCATGAGGATCTGAGAAATTATTTGAATTCGAGAACGCAGTTGGTGATCAAGCTGTCTATGATCGCCTCCATGAGTGAGGATACAAGTTTGCAAGTTCACCTGCATCATGTGAGGCGTGCAATGAGTTGGCTCCTCAAAGCTGAGGAGGTGATGCCCAAAGTCTTTGACAGCATGAAAGGAGAGTCAGAAGGCCGCCTGATAAGAAAATATCACCACGCCTTACTTATCCAAATGAGTACTGGTCGTCCCATTACAAATGCCTTTATCTATGGCTGGTTTGATGATAAGACGAAGCCGCAAAACGCACAATACGTAATCAATAACTTGGTTGCAAGAGGCATCTTAATTCAGAATCCTGATAGAACATGGCGTGTCACCGGGAAAACCCTAACAGATTATGATTAACTACTTGTTCTCTCCTACGCCCCAGCCAAGCACATCAGGACGCGTCCCAGCAGTGGTGGTTCCTGCTTGAAGCAAATTCTTTCTGGCTTGCGGATTATGTATCATCTCATGAGCGCCCTTGGCAGTGACGTAACTGCCAGCCATAGTTGCAAGATCCACTGCGCGCTCTCCCCAATTTGGAAGCTGCGATGCAAGTTCTTGAGGCAGCAGATGATGTCCGGCTGTGAGGCCACCAAGCCCTGCAAGTACACGACCCCAAGGAATGTTCTCCCAAGACATAGGCTTGGCAGTATGTACATCTTTCATTTTTGCTTGCGCCTCTTGCAGCGCTGCTTTCCTAGCACTCTCCTCCTGCTCTAATGCAATCGTCTTCTCACCTCTGACTCTAGTCTGGCCTGCTATATCTGCTGCTGCACTCTGCTTAATATCTTTGACTCCTTTACCTACATCTTTCGTCATTTGATCTCTGGTCTGATCGGCCGCTGCTCTTCTATCAATCGTATCCTGCAATTTTCCCGCAGTAACATCCCCAAATAATGCTGTCTTCGACTCAGGAGCCAGTCCAGTAAAAAATTTGTCTGGATCTCCTTGCACAACTCCCGGACCCTTTCCAGTTCTTAATTGAGAGGCAGCCATTTCATCGAGGCCCTTCTTCAATGTTGGCTCTGATGCCAGCTGTGTCAGCCTACTTCCATCTTTATCGCTTCCAGCCAACGTCTTAGCCACCGCATCACCAGGCAAAATACTCTTATCTAATGGATCTGTACTCTTAATAATGTCACCCACTGGTCCGCTAGCCAGCCCGTATAACCGTCTCGCCTCCTCATTGAATTTTTTAAACTGTATCACTCCTTGTGGCCCAGCAGCCTTGCTAATGGCTGCCTCCATATCACTACTCAAAGCTCTATAAAGCTCATTCATCCTCCCCGCATCTACACCCTCTGACAGCTTCGGTGAGGTCATTGCATCACCCAAAATAGAACGCAACTTTTTCATATCATTCAGTGTTGCTGCAGGAACTTCTCCTGGCTTTAATCCCTGCTTTGCACCAATCGCATCAAGCGCACTCTCTAGCCGCTCAGGCATCCTACTTTTCAACTGTTGAGCAGCAGGTTCCAGATCACCTGCCTTATAAAAAGAGTTGGCTAAAGAGTCTCTAAAATTAGTTAAGTCTCCACCCGCATCCTCTGGAATATTCACAGCCCCTTTATACATCTGCTCTTCAGCATCTTTTAATGCTTTGGGGAACTCCGTTTTCTTCCAGCTCCTGGCCGCATCTTGCAGAGCTTCACCACCCTTCTGTATGGTGTCTGAAGTCCCTAAACTTGCTGCAATATCCTCTCGGTCTGCATCTGCCGCTGTATATTCAGCGTCATGCGCTTTAGCTATATCAGCTAATGAGCCTTCTTTAAAGCTCTGCACCACATTGGCAGCTCCTTGTCTCTGCAATGTCGTCATTTCTGATGTAGCAGGTTGCATAGCTGCATGGGCTTTCAGTGCCGCCTCCGCTGCTGCCTGTTCTTGTGCTGCCTTCGCAGCTGCTGCAGTAGCCGCACTCTTTGCTGCTCCTTGCGTGAATATTCTTTCTAAACCAGAAAGTGTAAGCGCTGAAGGCAGAGATGCCCACAAAGGATTCTGATCAGTGTAGTGGTGAAATATATCGCCAACGGCAGAAGGTAAATAGGTGTAAGCTAGGTTCGCTTTCGCACCCAACCCACCCAGTGGACCAAGCGGAAGCGCAGGAGTTGACTGGCCCAGTCCTCTCACCACCTGCCCTGTAAGAGTGTCTGGCTGCGTTGGATCATAATAACCAGTGCCTTTAGCTTTGCTTAGGAGATCACTAGGAGTGAAAGCGTTCTGAAATCCCAGCTTTGGATCTTCAACTGGAGCAGGGATGCCGAATAGACGGTTTATACCGTGTGCAATCCCCGCCGGAGCACCAAGTAAACCAGCACCACCCTCAATCATCCCTTGTCCAAACTGATATGGCAAGTCCTTTATAGTGGCACCCCACGTCTGCTCTCCAGTCGCTCCTGTTGTTGCTGATGGCCTGCCAGAGAAAGCTGCTTCAGCGGCAGCATCCGCTGCCGCATCCGCCCTCGGATCAACAGGAGGAGTTGCTTTAAGCATTTTATTTCTGTCTGCAAAAGCGGCTTCTGCAGCCGCGTCTGCGGGATCAACAGCCGGAGCAGAATTTACCATTACTTATCTCCTTATTGGGGAAGAGGAGCTGGAGGAAGCTTGGCCAAAAACTGCTTATACAGTTTTTTCCCGGCGTCACCGTCCCCTAACAACCCTTCATGAGCTGCATTATCCAGCTCTGGTTTACTGTTAAATACTAACTCACCACCCTGCAGTGACATACCAAACTTTGCCAGCTCTCGCTTAGCGGAATCGATTGGAGGTGACTGTCTCATATAAGCTTCATCCGCTCCAAGCAGCGTCCCTGCTGGATTTTTCTGCCAAGCGTTTCTAAATTCATATTTCCCAGTCTCCCAGTTAGCCAATCCCCTGATAGAGGCATTAAGCATTAGGAAGGCGAGAGGCGTATTCTCCATTCCAGGCACAGCGCCCTGTGCCTGCATAAGCACGCCTAATCCCCTTCCACCAGTGGATTCAAGCATGTTCTTCATCTGGAACGTCTCAGTATGTTGTATTTTATTGATTGTCTGCACATAGGCATTTGCTAAAGGCAGGCTTGGATCATCTACCAGCTTCTTTCCAGTCATATTCTGCAGTGATTCGACAAGATTGGAAATGGCTCCTCTAGCGCCACCTGCAAATCCAGTTACTGTGAAGCCACCCTTCTTTGCCAACCCAATAGCAGCTTCATCGGCCTGCGTCGTACTAGAAATCAGTTGACCAGCCATATTATATCTTTCTACTGCTGGTCCGCCCTGGTCTTTCTTGAGATCCTGATCCTCTGCTATTTCACTGGGCTTAATCTTCATGTTTCCATGCGTATCCATAACTGGCTGCTTGGTGCGCGGATCAATTTCCACCCACGGAGTTATATCCGGAGTGGCATTAAGCGGCTGCTTAGTCGCCGAATTGGTGATCACCTGTGGAGCAGCACTCTGCGCAGGCGGCGCTGCCTGCCCAGTCGGCAAAGTATATGGAACTTCGCCACGTCCAGCTCCAATCGTCGAAGGACGATAAGTTGGGACATTATCAGCACCAACCTCAACGCCAGGCAGAACAGATGGAAGACGACTGGCGTCTCCATTGGCCCCAATATACCCACCAGCCACTGAAGACTGGATTAGTTTCCTCGCCTGCGCAGCCTGCGCTGGATCACTCAAATTTAGCCCCTGAATTTTCGCTGCAATACCCGCCTTCAGCGCGTCAACTCGCGGCTTGACGAAGTCCATTACACTCGGATCGACACCACTCATCGCAGCGTCATAATATTTATTCCAGTTTTGAGGATCGTCCGCAGCCTGCAAACCTGCTGTCGCAACATTCTGAAACGCATCCCTCCCCTGCGTCATTTTCATGCCCGCAGTCGCTTGCCCAATTTGCTTTGTCTGCGCACCCATCATTATATAATTTCTCAGGCTTGCCAATCCTTCCTGGCCAAACCCAGCAATCAACGGATTTGCCATAGCCTGTTGAGCCCCCTCCTCCAGAGAGGGAGCATGGGCCACAATCTCTCCCAGCGCCTGATTGGCCATAAAATGTGCTTGAAATTGTCTATTCTGGTTGGCTTTATTCTGAAAATCCATCAGAGAGTTTATCATCCCAAATGGATCAGCCATCCCCGTCCCACCAGGCTGTCCAGTCGCCTCCGGCACCAAACCAGGCATCTCTCAGTCCTCCGCTCCGGCTTCCGCCGGAGCGGAGCCCTGATCTTCATCAGATTGTGATTGTCCTTGTGGCGCAAGGGCTCCGCCTACCGGACCTCCGCCTTGCGGAGGTCCCATGCCTTGCGCTGCCATATGTCCCTGTTTGATCGAGTGGACATGAAGAGAGGCCATTGCAGCCATTCCTCTATGGATCGCGGAAGACTTAATCTTCTGTTGCAGCTGCTGATCCATCTGCTGCGCTCTCTGGTCCTGCTGCTCCACCCACGCTTGAAGCGCCTCTCCTCCAGTGGTTGGCATCTGAGCCAGCATCTGCGCCAGCGCCGTCGGACTAAATCCAGCCCCAACCATCGTCCCTGCGCCCTGAATGACGTCCTCCACCTGTATCTGATCCCCCAACTTCTTCAACGAGTCCAGCTCTTTCCTGGCAACACTCATCCTCTTCGCGGAGGCCATCAGCTGTTTATGCTGAGCTTGCGCCTGTTCCCAGTTCTGCTCGACGTGCTGTTCCACATTAAATTGCCCCGTCGGCGAAGGCTTCGCCAGCGCATTGGCTGGGCCTTGCGGCCCAGCCGGAGCACCCATAGGTATTCCGGGAGGCATTCTCTGCGGCATTCCAATCCCATTGGGCATCTTAACCTCCTATACCATCGAGTCGCCAAGCGCCGCATTGCTAAACAAATCATTAGTATTTGCTCCGCCTCCGCCAGTGCCGCCAAATAGACTCCCACCACCCAGCGAATTAAGCAGAGCAAAATTGCTGATACCACTCGTAGCCCCTGTCACTCCTTGCCCAATCGCATTAGCCGCACTCTGCGTCCCAGCCGCCTGTGCCGCACCACCCGCAGATGTCAGCCCAGAAATAGCATTAGTGGCATTCTGCGCTATCCCACCAAAAGCAGCTGCTGACTGCTCACCCATTCCAGCCTGGCCAAACATCATATTAAACAGCTGCTGATTCTGCCCCAAATAATTCTGAAACTGCTGCTGGTACGTTGTGGAGGCCAAATTCTCTGCATACTGGGTCGCGCCCTTAATACCCGGCCCCGAGGGGGTCATAGCAGTCCCACCTCCCTGCACACCAGCCCCCAACCCCTGCCCCGAATAAGCATTGGCCACTCCCTGCTCACCCTGCTGCAATGTGAACTGGTAGCCAGGCGTAGCCGCTAGATCAGCCATGGTCGGATTAAACGGCGTAGTCAGTTTTCCAATATTCGCTGACAGCTGATTAACCCCTGATTGACCAACCCCCAAATAAGGCTGCAACAGGCCTAGCGTCTGAGCCTTCTGCAACTGCTGATAACTGATGCCCAGCTGTGTAGCCTGAAGCTGTTCATCAGCCGCGGTCTTCGCACCACCAGCCGAAATTAGCCCTCCGGCAATAGAGCCAACTCCACCGATAGCAGCAGCCGTGCCAATCCCAATCGAGGGCATCTTGGTCTCTCCTCAGTCAGTCCGGGATTGGGACTTCGCTTCGCTCAGTCCCAATCCATAACATGTAAGTCTGTTGAATAGGGACAGCTCCCAGACTTTGAAAGAATTTACCCAACTTCGTCCCACGTCCCTGCAGCCTATGGTGCGGGAATACACACTGCACACCAATCTTCTTTAGCTCATCCAAGCTGACCATGAACAGCTTGGCAGCTCCTCCCCACGGGCCACCTTCTCCCACATACCACGCTCCCTGCGTAGCAATCGGCATCCCCTCACTCTCCAAATCCCAACTCAAATTCCACGAACAATATCCTTTAATCTCCCCATCCACCCTCAGTGTAAACCACCTAACATATCCCAGCCTATCAGCCTGGATCATCCGCGCTACATCCAGCTTGAATGGTCTCGGACTATCTTCTGGCTCAACCTCCTTGGCATGAGCCCTCGTCAAATCTCTAATAGCAGGCCATATGGCCTCGAACGCCTCCCTTTGGACGCGGACAAACCTATGTGGCATCGCTTCAGCCAGCATTTGCAATCTCCAGCTTTAACTTAATGATGTTGTCCGCATCCTTCCTCAACTCCTCAACCCTCTTCTGCATATCAATCTGCACATTTATGGGAGTCCATTGAGCCCACCATTGGGCGTCCCACGGTACATCCAAACAATACTCCCAAATCCACCTCGCACAGCTCTCCAAATCCAAATCCTGGTAAGCAACCGTCCTAACCCCACTCGCACTCACCGTCCACAAATCCCTCACCCTCTGAGCCCAATCATCCGGCTCCGGCCTCAGTCCCTTCGCCAGTAAACTATGCAAACACTCCATCGGATCGCGCTGAATTACCAAAAGCTTCGCTTTTGGTAATCCATCGCGGATTACTGGATAGGCAAAAGCAGCTCCAGTCTCTACAGTTCCATCCATCCCAGCTTGGAACAATGCAAAGCATTGTTCCAAGCTAGAGCACTTACTAAATGCATCGTGTCCCACTGACTTCACCCGACTCCCGTCCTTAATATAGGATAGCCAGTGGCTAAGCCACGCACTCCTGCTCCGCGGCAGAGTGAAGATGATAAATGGCTCATGCATCAGAAGCCTCCTGGAAACCAAACAGCTGATGGAGCCGCTGTATACCAAATCACGTTAACAAAGTCACCTTCCACCATCATTATCTGCCCACCAGTCATAGACGTCAGATAAAAGTTGACTCCATCTCTGGAATATTCTACTTGCCCACCCGACAGAGCCATGAATCCATTCTCCGCAGCCCTAAAGAACCACGGACTCGCACTAAGCGTCTGGACAACCGGCGCAGACTTAGCAACTGCCCCTCCAATAGGTGTCCCGTTGGACGGTCCCGGCCCAGAGATGACTGGCCCACCCGGCGTCTCAATAACCACATAAGAATTATTAACAGTCGTTGAGCCGCCACCCGTTTTGGCCCACAGCGCCTGAAAAAAGTATTGCCAAGCAGGCTGCAGCTGTCCCAGACCATCCACAATCTGGAAATCCTTCGGAAACGCCGACGAAAACTGATACGGATTAACTCCCATTACACCTCCTTAGACTCGTGAAGCTTTGCTTCACGAGTCTAATATCTCTGCATCAATCCACGCCCCATTCAGCGCCGCTTCTCCCGCAGCAGAGTAACTCAACTCGAAGATCCTATCCCTCGCCAATCCCAAGCCCCTCCAAGTCGGCCAGGTATCATAATGACCTTGCGGCCCATACGGCTGGAGAATCCCATTCTTCCACGTATTCCCCCTATCATCACTCCATCTGAGCGTCACCAGTGGATTGCCATCCGCACCTATCGGCACCTGTCCAGCATCCATATCCGCATAGACATAATTATACTTAACCCTCCTCCCGTCCGTTGTCCCCTCCTGCATAGTTCCCTGCGCCCTCGCCTTCCCAATATGATGAAACGTCCTAATCCAGCTGATCGGGCCTGGCTGATGGCTCGGAGGATACCCCGCCACAGTGGTCTTCAACTCGGCCGCGTCATCATAATAATAATTCGGATTCAAAAAATACAGACTCCCATTCTGCCAATCCCCACACACAAACACTCCATTCTGTCCACCCCACACCGCATTCTGCATAAACGCTCCACAGAAAGCCCTCGACTTATGCAGAGAGCCCTGAAAATCTGTCCAAGCCCATTGATGCCACGCATCATTCGGGTCCGTCGTAGACGCATCGTAGACCCACGTCTGATCCCCGCTTGGAAAAGTCAGCACATAAAATATATGTCCATCAAACTGCGTCGTGAACCCAACCGCATCCTGCACAGTCCCCTGAGCAGCCATCTGCCTAATCTGATATTCCAGCGCGTGATTAGAAATCCTCCTCGTCTCATACCCCCTCTGCATCATAACAACTCCCTGCCCCTGCTCATTCCCCGCCAGCCAATAAACCTCAATATTCTGGAACGCCGCCGAGTATGGCGCAAGTATCCCCTGCTGAATATAAATGCCCGGCAGCAGCGCAAATGGAAATTGAGCCCCTCCTGTATTATACCAAATCTCACTCCTCTTCCCACCAAACAGCAAAATCTCCCTCTTATTCACAATCAACCTTCTAAGCGGATCTGGAAAAGCAGCCTTCGCCGCAAAATAGAGCGGATCAAACGTCGTACTCCCCGCCAGCGTAGATCCAAAGAAATTAGAGTTCAAAAATCCCCAAACAATATACGTATCCAGCGTATCCACAGAGGTCGCGCCCGTAAACGTCCCAGTCGCATCATTAATTTGAGAGAACACATTCCCCACAAACTGAATAAAGTACCCATTCTGACTCCCATCCACCAGCACACAAGTCACCCCATTATCCGTCATCGATACGGGACCATTAACAGAGTTAATGGTCCCGATCGAGGTTAGATTAAGCGCATTACTCAAATAATAGACAGTGTTTCCAATCACCACATAAGCCCCATTGGAATCACTTCTACTCCAGATCCCCCTCACCTGATTAATGTTGGCCGGATCATTCGTCACAAACTGCAATCCAGGCCTCTGGTAATGGGTCATCGGCACAATGGCAAAATCCCTCGGATTAATCTCCGGATAGAGATTAACCGCCCTCGTACAGCTCGCAATATTAGAGCGCGCTGAATACGCTCCACCAACTAACGGCATCCTCATCTCAGTCTCACTTACCTCTCATGTGAATTGAAAATCTCCAGAAAAAAATTTTTCACCTCTTCTTAGATGGCAACAACATGGGAGGAGCTACCGCCGCTGCCGGCTCATTACCCTCTGCAAGCCACGTCATATATTCCTGATAGTCAACATTGTCGGGATCGAACGGAATGAATGCGCCATCCTCATCGCGCACAATCATCTGATCGCTGACTTGGTTCTTCATGTGATCCCAGACTTGCGTGTAGGTCATGGTCAAAGCTCCGCCGACACTGTATAATTAACGTTTATCGTAACATTTCCAACAGCAGTAACTGTTGCGCTATTCCACATTTCACTGACATTTGTGTTTAGAACAAATGAACTTAGATTTGCATTATTGTTTGCAACTATAGTTGCCGTAGGTGCTGCTCTCATAACAACAGGAAACGGTTTTACTAATTGATAATTAGCCCCGGCAGCGGATATGTACCCCGTCATTAGGAGAATGCCACTCTGATAATACCTCTGGCAATCGGCCATGCTCTTGGCCATCGACTGCCGATTGTAGGGCGTTGCTACCGAGCCGACCTCCAGCTTGACGCCGGTGATGAACAGCGTTGCGCCATTGGTGGAAACTAGACTGACCCCGCCGTTCGCGCCATAAACATTAGCATTAGCCCAAGCGCCGGGTGCAGCAGTGTTATTCGCACCGCAACCGAGATCGAACGATACGTAAAGACCGCGTCCGTTGCCACTCAGTGTCCAGCCAGCCCCAATGTCGCCTGGAATGGTGATGCTGATGGGCGTCCAAGTGTTCGCTACAGGAAGTGAGTAAAGAAATGGGTAGCAACGAGCGGAGCCGATTGCGCCGCCGAAATTGCCAGTCAGACTTGATTGAGCCAGGAACGATAGCGTAACGGACTTTGTGCTTGGTTTCCCCCACGCAAAATCGCTAATCATGTCCGCTTCAACATATTGTCTAATGCAATACTGATCATTTGGCGCAACAGCGTGTGTTGAGGACGATTGGAACCCAAGATAGTAGGGGAAATTGTCTGGAGTGGCAGCCGCAAGCAGATTTCTGCCCCACGTCAGCAATGGAGTGGTCGGAGAACTGTTAAAAATCCAGCGATCAACGGTGTAAACTCCAGCCGCCGTTCCCGCCGTTCCACTCGCGCCGTTGTTGCGCTGATCGATCCGCATGTCGCCATTGATGAGCCTATTGTCGCCCATCGCCTGCGATGGGAGCGGATGAACGTGATCCTCTCTCGAAAAAGCAGCACTCGTCCCAGTCGTCGCAACCCCATCAACCACAGGCAGGATGGCCGAGGCTTGCGGCACCGGAGCGCCCCACGAACAAGTCGTACCATTAGAAATCAGCGTATTACCCGCTGTCCCACCCCCAACCTGAAAATTGCCCGGTCCAGGAAGAATGATCCCCGCACTAAACTGAGTACCACCAGTAACCGTTCCCCCACTGAGCGGCAAATAATTAGCCAACGCCGAAGTCAGTGCATACGGCCCAAGACTAGCCGTCACCTGTGCCGCCGTCTGATATCCAGACGGATTACTTGTCGGATAATAATTAGCAAGCTGCGCTGCCCAATCTGTAATGTCATTATGCGTCAAATAAACCCAAGCCGCACTCTTCCTCCCATACAGTGTCCCATCACTAGGCGCATCCGTAATTCCCCCTCCTCCCCCAGTAGGTACAACTATCCAAGCCCCACTCTCCCTCCCATAAAGCTGTCCGTCAGTCGGCGCATCATTCAAATGACTAGCAGCCTCAATAGCCAGCGTCTGCATATCCAGGCCGGTCGGCATGACCGGCCCAGTCGTCACATTAAAGCTAGGATACTTCCCGCTGCTCGTTGTCATCTCAGCACCTCATCCCAGCACTCTAACCTGTCTCAAAGAACGAGCCGTCATTTTCTTACTAGCCAATAAAATCAAACCCTGACTTGCCGGAGGAAACCAGAAATCCCACAGTGCATAGCACCATTGCTTCACTTGCGGTGCCGTTAAATAAGCCACACTATGCATACATGTCGCTAGCCACGCATTTGCCTGAGTTGTAGCAACATTTCTGCAACCAATCCAATATGGTGTACTATTACTCGTAGGAATTGCCGCTGCTGACGACCCAACACCTGTATATACTTGGCCAGTTAGGAGATTAGTTACGCCAATATTAAAATTATTTGTACCCAATGATGGCTTATAGCTGCAAACAATAAAATATGGTACACCAATCGCTAGCGTCATTCCAAATCCAAACTGCGTCGAACCTCCTATTATCAGCGACGGCGTAAGAGACCATACACTAAGAGACGAAGGCGTGTTCCCACTATTAGGACTACTATTACCACATATATATCCGCTTGAAACTGAACTGTTAATTACAAGGATCGCGGCGAAAGTCAAAGCCGCAGGAGTCTCCGCAGTCACATTGGGAACAGTGATTGCAACACTCGCAGTCACTGTAATCCACGCTGGCCCTATAATAGGAATAACCTGGTTATTTTGGTAAGTAGAATTATAATTGCTACCTCCAGCTATCCCTGTTGGCCCGCCAGGATCAACTCGAAGCATACCTCCACCAGACCCAGGAGTAGCACTCGCTGGAACAGGGTTCTTTGCCACAAGCGAGTAGCGAAGCCCTACCGAAGCAGGGTGATTCCAATTCACTCCCGCTTGGCCACCTGGATAAACAAGAGGATTTCTAAACCTCAACAATCCCATCACACACCCTCAATATTTATAGGTACGAAATTTAACCGTCTGCGTTCCTGCCGTAAGTGCAAAACCACTAGCATCCTGCATAACACACCGATAAGAGCCGGGAGTAATCGGAATTGGATTGCCAAAATTATTCCCCACCAAAACTGTCTGCGCTGCCGCAGGCAGCAGAGGAAAAGACAGAAATGAAGGAAACGTCGGAGTCGCAGCTTTCTGCACCCCACCAACAAACTGCCCATCCCCATAAGTCGTCCCATCCTGATTAAGCATATACATATAAAAATTAATAGCAGCATTAGCTCCAATAGTACTAGACGCTATCAACAAGCTAAATGATATATCCATGAACATATCAAGAGACGTAGCATTTGTAATATCCGCCACACTGGACATCACCGAACTTCCATTCGCAAGACTAGCCAAGTCCGCCTGGTTAAAAAGAGGTGTCCAAGAGGGTGCAGCACTACCCTGTATCCAAGCCATCTTATGTCCTCATAGCCAGAACAGTAATCCCGATATCAGCCAGCGTCGTATCCGGCACAGTCGGGGCGACGAGCTGAAGCACGTCGCCAATCGCCAGCGCCCCACCAGACCCAGCCAGCGTCGCACTCGTATGTGAAGTCGGCGTAACAGTCACTGTCCCAATCGCCGTCGTCACCCCACCAGAAATTTTATTCACCGTGAACACCGCATTCGCCGTGGCCAGCGTACTATCATAAACCACGGTCCCCGCCAGCGCAGCCGGGACAGTCATCGCCATCGGCACCGGCATATTAATCACCGAACTCGCCGCAGGCACTCCACCATACGCAAAACTCGTGGGCACCTGCTGCACCTCAGGCGGCATCTGCCCATAAGTAAACGTAGACGCCCCAATGATGGACGCAACTCCAGCCGCATTCTGATACCCAGACGGATTACTCGAGTTATATGGCACGTAACCAAGCGCCGTAGTCACATCACTGGTCGTCAGCGTAACAGCACCAGTCCGGGAATTGAAGCTGAGCACACCTCCGGCGCCTGTTGTATCTTGCGCCAGCTGAAGAAGATCTTGGCCAGATGGCATCATCTGACCAAGAGTCACATTGAAGCTCGGATACCTACCAGTCGGATACGGCATAGCAGCCTCCGCTTAAACGCTTCGCGTTTAAGCGAAGTCTGCAACCTGTTTCCAGTATCCTGGCCTCATACATACGAACGTCGTTCCATGCCCAACAGCCAGCGTAATCGCCACATTCCCTGCATTGGGCACTGCGGACCCATGAGGTATGATAGCATCCGAAGCACCTCCAGTCTGAGAATTTGACTGCAAATTATAAATACTCAGACTTGCAGCTCCTCCATTAAATATGGTGCATCTCGCGCTCACAATAGCCGGCGGCAGCACAACAGAGTCTGCAGCAGTCGCCACTGTATCTACCGAAGTAAATCCCAAATTGATTGGAGTCGCTAACGGTATCCCACCTCCCGCATGTGCCGTAACACCAGCCACCGCACCCAGCACCATATTAAAGAACTTGCTCATGTCTGTCGCATCCATGAGAGTTCCTGATCTCGTGGATTGGAAAGAAGGCAAGGTAGCAAAATGTGATTGTGCCACAGTCATTCTCCTCGGCATTCGCCGAGGAGAATGCCTGTAAGGCATCTCATCGGCCATGTTAAAAGTTCTCTCATAGAATTTTCGCCCGCGAAAATTCTATGAGAAGTCGCCGACCTGCTTCCACTGGCCCTGCGTCGTACAGATAAACAGACTCGCATGCCCATTCAGCAGCACCAGTCCAGTGGCACCAGCCACCAGCGCAACAGACCCATGCGCAATAAACTGGTCCAGAATGTTGCCATTGAAGGGATTGGCCTGCGCCAGAATCTTCATCGACAGTCCAGCCGCCAAATTCTGCGCATTGATCCAGACGCTCGAACCCATCACAGCAGGCGGCATCACAACGGAGTCACCCGTCGTCACCACCGTATTCACCTCATTCATCCCAGTCGTCAACAGCGGTGTCGCTGGCGTCAGAGCACCACCCGCAAGAGCAGTGATGTTGTTAGTAACCGGGTTATTCGGAAGAGTGTAGACCGACATTTCTTAAGCTCCTCATTTTGAGAAGCTATTGAGGCGTTAGCCTCAATAGCTTCGATCCGAGAATATATTATATATTCCCGGTCTACTCAACTCCTGTGGCAGGCTCAGTTGAGCAATCTGCACAGAAGTATTCTTTATAGCCGCTCTCGCTCCCTTCGCAAGATCTGGCAGCCCATCCCCTGGATACGTCCTCATCCCATAATGAGGCCTCAGCCTCATAGCCAAATTCAGATAAAACGCATTAAAATAAATGAACGGCAGCTGGATCACATCCTGCGTCGTCACAAACTGAATAGGCAGCTGATCCCTAACCACACAACCAACGCCATAAATGGCATTAGTCGGCAGCGGATACAAGAAAATCCTCCCTAGCGGCCAAGCCGGATCATAATAATACGCTCCCGGAAAACTCACCATCCCCTTGAGCGCAATCCTCGAGTAGTCCTGCATCGAGTCCAGCGCATAAAGCGGATAGTCAATCGGGAGCCCCCCTCCGGTTGAAGGCTGCCTTAAAAAGGCAGCCTTCACCCTTCGTGGGGCTACTGACACAGATTGAATTGGAGTTACGGCTGTATTGTCTGGTCCAGTCTCAAACCCACCCAGTGCTCCAGCTCCCGGTCCAACTGGAAAATAATGCACTGGCTTAACCGGCGTCCCCTGATCCAGATCGACAGGCATCGCAGCAATATTCACTTGCTGCACCGTAATGGTCCGCTCCCTCCAGACCATATAAGTATCCTCGCCCCACTCCTGCAGCATCCATTGAAGCCGAGCCCAAGCGTCTGCGATCTCCTCCCCCGTAGGACTCTGCCCTTGCCCAACCGCACCGCACTCCTTCAGCGCAGCCATACATATATCATTGACAGAGGTCGCTAACGGGGTCAGCTGAGACATGGACTTATACCTTCACCGGAGCTGGAGCAGCCTTGGTGTTGGGTACTACTTTGCCCTGCATCTCGGCCAGCTGTCTCTCCAGCTCAACAATCTTCTCCTGCTGCAGTTCAGCGTGAGTTTTAGGCGGCGCTTTCAAATGCGTCTCCGGATTAGCTCTCAGCGCCTGAGCCTCCGTAAAATGCCAACCCTTCTCCACCATCTCCGCCTCTTGGGCCTCATTCTCCACAACAATATTCTTCACCCCCCAAACAGCTCCCGCATATTTAGGCTTCCCCACCTCATCAAAGACTGGCCTATTATCCCGATCCGTCACTAAAATACCCTGCGTAATACAAAACAGCTCCCCTTTAGGATGATACAGCATCTTCGGATACTGAACCGGCCCCTCATAAATAGAGAGCCCATCATTGCTCACCGCTTGCACATTGGCCTTATTGGTCTCAAACAGCCCTCTATCCTCCATCGAATGATAAATAGAATAAACCTTATTCATCCGGTTACGCGCCATTGTCGCCTCCTTCGGAGGCGACAAGGCACGTAACCAAGCCACCTCTCAGATTAATTTTCATTTCTTGTGCCTTTCAGCCCTGGTCATGTCACCGCGCTTCACCCCCTTCGCTGTCGCCTTGTTCGTTCCCTTTTTCAGCTCCCCAGCTTTCTGAAGCGTACTCGTGGCAACTGCCCAGGGATTAACTCCCGGACTACTTTTCTTGATAGCCTTAACCGCATCCTCCAAAATCTTGGGCATGCTACACTCCCTTCTTCGGAGGGGGCGTAGCAGGAGCAGCAGGCTTCTTGACCTCCACTGTCTTCTGCACACTCACCGTCGTCTTCACCTCCGGTCTCTGAATAGGAGGTGGCATACCCTGCTTCGAAGCAGGGATAGCAATCCTATTGGATACAGAGGACGCTGACCCAGCAGCATTGACCGCCTCCAGCCTACAGTCGATGCCATGTCCAGCATCATCCGGCGTCAGAGCATACTCATTGGAGTCTGTGCCAATGGGCGTATTCGTATCTCTCCTGAACTGGTAATGGTAGGCTTGCGGCTCACCCGTCCATTCACCCATCGTACAGTTCAGCAACTCACCCTTCTGGCTCAGATAAGGCGCGTGCTTAACGACCGGAGCTTTTAATGGCTTATCGGGCTTCGACGGTTCCATACTCGGATGAGCATGAAACCCATTTTTCTCAGCCTCAGCTCTTTCCTCCGTATCATACACAACGCACTCTCTCTCACCATCATAAAGCATCATCGGATACTTTGCGCCAACTTCCGGCATATCCTCCTCCTCTTCCTCAGGAGGCCAGAACTGGCCTCCCATCTCTGCTAACGCCAGCAGCCACAAGTTTTGGCTCTGAGAGCCAAAACTTGGAGGCTTCCGATCTGACCGCAAGGTCAGATCACATCCGCGACGACCACAGCCCATTCCGGCCTGATCCACAGATACCCATACAGCACATCCAGTCTGGTAATCAGCTGGTCAGTCCCAATGAAGTAATCCGTGATCATCCTCATGGACACCCCATCGAACTGCTCACGGGCCACCGCATGAACCCCCTCTGGAGTCTCCAGATCCGCAGTCGCCAGCGTCACCGCCTCAGGAGCGAACACAAAGTTCTTCCGATACACAGAAGATGCTGCCAGCCCGTTGGTCGGGTTGACCGCAGCCCCGTTAGCCGGAGAAGCCGTCACAGTCTGATACTGCACCGGCAATCCACCAGCCGGCGGAACAATGGCCGGATAAATATTCAGCACAGTTCCAGCAACCGCAAGCGGCTGCGTAACCACAAACTGTTCCAGCTGCCCCGTCGTCTGCTTAGTAATCCTATTCACCTTATACACACCCGCAATAGTAACAATATCTCCCACTGCGAGCGTCGAAGCAGCCGCCGAAACCGCAATAGCCAGCCCAGTCTGGTTGGCCCCATTAACCGTGAGCGACCCTTGAGCCATCGTCCCACTGGTATGAGTGATAACTGTCTGGTCCTTCATCCAGATGAAACCGAGCGCATCATACATCCTGCCGGTCACATACTGCCTACCAATCTCAGGCGCCGGGTTAAGGAGTCCAGCGAGGGTGGCAACCATCCTGGCCTCAGTGACCGGATTATTTACCACCTTCCGGTTCTCAATCGGCCCCGAGTTGTTGTCAAGATTGGCACCCGCCAGCAGATAAGTAGCTGCAATTGGGCTCAGAACGTTATTGCTCACGTCCTGGTTGGCCACAAAATTGCAGATCCCACCTTCAGCACCTGACATGATGTCCGCGGCAACAGACCCAGCCAGATTGTTCACAGCCGGCGCAAGAACTCTCCGGGAGAAGTCATCCAAACTAAGAGTCCGCTCCTGCGTAGTGAACTGCACGTCCACATGCTTTTGCGTCGCCATAGTCAGCGTAGTATTCTGTTCCGCCGTATCCTGCACTGACAGAGCAGGCCCCGTCGTCACAATATAGTCATTCGGGAGCCTGATCCTCAACGTATTACCAATCTTGGCCCCCGCAACCGCAAAGGAGTCATCATATTGCATATCCACATTCTGTAAGAACGCATTGCTATTCTTCCAGAGTCTGACCGCCTCTCTGGTGATCAGGTTGATAGTGAGTAGAACATTAGCCATCAGTCAGTCTCCTGCCTCAGGCTTCGCCTTCGGCAGGAGCCTGAATAGCATCTGGCGGCAGAGCGACCACCTAATAGACTCTGGAAAGTTTGCTTTGCAAACATTCCCTCAGGGATTCCCAGTTCCCAGTGACTGGCTAGGAGGCAGGAGCCCTAGCTTCTCCGACATTGGATTTTTCGTCCTTCGGACGAAAAATCCAAAGAAACTCTAGTATCTAGACGGCCCGTAGTGCCTAACCTCCCCACACTCATTACACTGCCAGCCAATCCAAATAACATGATCATGTATGCCAGAGACCACATGTCCCTCACACCACCCAAACCGACACCTAAACAGTTGAAGAAGCCTCCTCAGCAGCCTTTCGTCCTTCGGACGAAAGTCTGCGAAACTCCTCACCGTATCCTTCTTTCAGCTGCCTGTTTATTCCTCGCATTCATCCAATCATCAATCTTCATCTCTGCCCCCCTCTCCGGATCATCCGGCTTCGTCCCTGTCACCGGACTCGTGCTCCCGACTGGCCTAATCGGCTTAGGAGCCTTACTCGGCTCCCCTCCCTTTCCATCTGCCAACTTTCCCACCTCCATCGCCATCTTCATCGGGCTCAAACTCAATATCCTCGACGCCAAATTCAAATCCGAGCCGAGGCGATGAATAATGGCCTCCGCATCCCCTGTCTCTAATGCAGCCTCCAGAAACATGTTATATTGGCCCAGACTTCTGGCATCCGTCGTATCCACCAGCTGAGTCAGCCCAGTCAGCCTAACCTGCCAGTCTGGATACTTCTCCGCTCCCCTCCCTGCAGCCTCATTGCACCTCGTATTGAAAGCCGTCTGACTAGCTACCAGATTAGCTCTCTCAGAGATCATCTGATCAATCTGCTCAGCCGTAAATTCCTGTCCCGTGGCCGGATTAACAGGCTTCTGACCCGCTATAGCCCTCGCCTCATAATCTCTCAGCCTGGCCGTCAGTTTGGCAACTCGATCGACTGCGCTTTTAGGCCACACTCCCGAGGTGTGAGGGGAAGGAGTGGGAGAAGGAGGTGCCCCCTTCTCCTTCCCCTCTTCGACGGGAGCCCCACTAGGAGCCTCGACCGCCGCCGGAGGGTCTGTGGGAGTTCCAGCCCCCTCCGAACCAGCTACAACCTTATCGTTCTCATCAGCCACGTCAGTTTCTCCTTTGAGCCTTTCGGCTCTTCGAGCCGAAAGTCTCAGTTTCGGCGTATGCCTGATGCTTCCCAAGCATCCTTAAATCTCCCCATCTGAAGCGACCTATCCAGGATCAGCGCCTCATGTATTCGCTCTCTAGACTCCTCATCAATATTCGGCGCAGCAGCTGGATCGAGCATTCGGGCCAGCACAACCCTTGCCGCCTCCACACCCTTTCCCCAATTATGTTCCAGATAAATCTGCTCCAGCTCCTTAGCCGTCGCCTCCGGAAACTGCCTCTTAAAAGCAGCCCAGTGTTCATTATGATGCATCAGCGCATCATAACTCTCCATAATAATTCCCACCGCAGCATCCGCCACCATCGGATGCACATGCCTGAGTCGTCTATGCCGCTTCGCGGCAAGACGACTCAAAGAAGCCTTACTCATCATCTCCTCCTTCTTCCTTGTCAGGCACTACCATCGGGGGTACTCCCGTCCCCCTTGCCGCCAACAGATTAGACGATCCTTTATATTTCGGATCGAACGCCGCTTGAGGATGTCTCAGCTGACTTGGATGTTTCACAATCAGCTGGTCATGCTTTCCCCCAATATCATTAATATTCTTCAACAGCAATGCATCATGCCCCTTCTTCCATGCATCACTAATAACCTTCGACATCGTTGTCTTATTATACATCGTACTCCCTTTTGTCACATCCTTCCACTCCGTAACAAGCGGATTATCAGCTCTCAGCACATGTGGGTTCAGCACATCCCCATAAAGCTGCGCATTAGCTGCCCCTGGCTTCCCTGCCACACTCGTCTCAGGATGAAAAAATATTCCCTTCTCATAGTCTTTCGTGGCCGGATCTCTATACCCCACCCCAGCGGAGTCCCAAGAGTACGGTCCCTTCGGCGCAACCCCTCTCCACCAAACCAAATTATTATTCAGTGGTCCAAATCCCTGCTCCTGCATCCTCTTCACCACAGACGCCTGATCCATCGGCAACCCACTAGGATTAAACGGCAGTGTCTGCCCACTCGTTCCCGGCGCAGTCTCCATCGAATAAACTGAACTCCCTGTTGCATTCGGATCGTACGGATACATCTTCGGCACAGCCAGCGGCGGAAACTGCTGCTGAAACAAAGGACTCAACTCAGACTCAGTAGCACCCCCTGTCCCAAACAACGCCTGCTGCGGACTCAACGGCGTACTCGTCACAGACTTTGAAACCTTAGCAGCCTTTGGCACCTTCGGTGCCAAAGTCTGCGGAGCAGCTGCTGTCGGAGTTGCAGCAGCAGCCTGCGCAGCCCCAGGCGTCACAACTGGAGGAGGCTTGGGCTTCGCCGCCTCCTCTACCAAATGCTTCGTCGTGGCCAGCGCTGCAAATCCTTTCCCCGGCTCATTCTCCGGACTCGTCTGAAAGAAATTCAGCCCATAATCCGGACCCTTCTCAATCAACTTCTTCACAGCCGACATTGTCTCCGGCTTCAGCGGCGGTTTACTCTTCACCAAACTATCCAAATATTTAGCCGCACCAGAATTCCACCCCGAAGCTTCTGCAGATTCCCATGGAAAATTAAATCCTGCCCCAACTGCTCCTTTACCTCCTCCCGGCCCACCCATCATCTCCGCCAGATTAACCCCCGCTCCCGCATAATCCGCCCCACTCTCCCCCGTATAATATTGGGGCACATGCCCCTCTCCATACATCGGCCCCACAAACGTCTGCAGCGCATTTCCAATCCCAGCCCCATATCTCCTCGCCTCCTCAACTGCAGCACTTCCAATCCTAGCTATCATAGGATGCGTCGGATCACCCGCATACTGCGCCCAATTCTCTTGCATCGGCGGCACGGAGCCAGTCGGAATAGAGGATGCCGCAGCCAGCTTATCAGTATTCGGATCTGGCTGGGACTTTTGGAACTCCGTCACCAGAGGGGAGACAGGCGGAGCCTGTCTCCGGAAGGGGTCTCCGTCCACCGGCGTGAAGTCAAAAGTGTCAAAGACACTCTCAGCCATTAAATTTCATTACCTCCTGCAAAGCCTGCAAAGCCTGGAAGCTTCATCAGACCCCTATATTGTTTAGCGAGAGCACTGTGATCCTCGCTAGTAGGTGCGTTCTGGGTAATCCGACCATGAAACAGCTTATTAATATCCCCAATCTGCGGTGTAAGCGAGTAAGGCTCTCCCCCCGCTATACTTGGCGGAAATGGCGACATCCTCTCACCCTCATTATATGAAGGCGCTTGCCTAATATAGTCTTGCACATTCGGCGGTATCCAAGACGGCAGCGGAGCAGGCGGCTGCATAGGAGTCGGCAGATCTGGATACAAATTATTCAAAAGCTGATCAATCGGTTCTGGCGTCGGCGAATACGGCTGCGAAGGGAGCTTCGCTCCCTTCGCAAATGGGTCGGGAGACCCGTTCCGAAGGAACGGGTCTCCCTCAACCGGCGTAAAGTCAAACATATCAAACACTAGTATCCACCTCCTTGCCCAAATCTATGCACTGCCCACGGATCATATCCAATATTCCTAAACTTTATTTCAGGCATCAAGCTCTTAATCAACATATACTGCCACAACTTCTGCAGTCGGGGATCTTGGCCAAAGCCCTGCAAAGCAGGGCTTTGGCCAGAAGGCTGTTGCTGCTGCGGCTGATCTTGCGTCGGCTTAGTCTCCGTCGGCGCAGTCGCTCCAGGCACAATCTTATTCGGATCCATTTGTGGCCGACTCACTCCACCACCCAAATTAGGTGTCCCCTGATACACCGGATTTTCATCTCCCGGCGAGACGGAGGACGGCTTCGCCGTCTCCGTCTCTGGAGCTGGTGTCGTAATTCCCTTCACCGCTGGCCCAACAACCTTCCCATCTCCATCCGTCGCATAAATCCCTCCATCCGCCCCCGTTATGTAAGGCCCTCCATGTGGAGACATCTGTCCAGCCTTCGGACTCCTTCCAAACTCCGGAGCCGGAGCAATCTGCTGCTCTCTCTGATTTTGCCCTCCTCCCGGCACTGCAAACCCACCACCCTGTCCAGCTATCAGAGCAGCCATTGGAGCCGCAGCAGCTGACGGAACATTTGCCGCCTTCACATTAGGTGCCAATGGCCTTCCCGAAATAGCATTAACATAATCCGTCGTCTCACCTGGCATCGGCTTCCCAGAAAGCCCTACTCCACCTTGCAGCCCACCAGTCTTCAACCAGTTATGCACATTCCCTGGCCCCCAATTATATGCCGCCATCCCCAGCTGCTCATTCCCATTAAACAGCTTCGTCATCTTAGCCAAATACTTCGCAGACCCATAAATACTGCTCTTCGGATCATTCACATCTACCCCCTCCTCCTTCGCCGTAGCAGGCATAAACTGCCCAATCCCCTGCGCTCCAGCCGGACTCTTTGCCTTCGGATCAAACTGGCTCTCCCTATAAAGGAGCCTTGTCAACGTCTGCGGGTTCACCCCATTCTGCTTCGCCGCATCATTAACCATATCCTGATAAGGTGCCGCGGCCGCCGCAATAGACACACCAGTCGGGCTCCTCCCAGGCCCAGCTCCCGCACCCGGCCTTGCCACTGCTCCACCAGGCGTAAGAGTCGTGGCAGGGCCTTGCGGCCCTGCCAGCGACTCTAATCCTTTTAACTGTAACAGTCCCTGCATAGAATTCAAATTAGGCCCCATATCCGTCGGAGCCTGCTCAGTCGGCTGCTGTCCCTCAGGACTCCCTCCACCTCCCCTTCCACCTCCCATATCCGGCACATTCAGCGGCGCCAACCTAGCCATCTGCGGCACCTGCATACCCGGCGTATGCATTCCAGCCGGCGTCTCAATAGGCATCAGCGTATTAGCCATAACTGGCGCATTCCCAGTAGGATTTTGCATCATCCTCGCATACGCAATCGGATCACCCATTGGCATCAGCGGATTAGACGCCAGCCCATAATTAGTCTGGGAACTGGATCCTTCGGATCCAGTTCCATAGCCGTAATCATCATCCTCATAGGCCATCAGGCATACCTTCCCGTATTATATGGCTGCGCTCCCAGCGTCGGACTTGCATACCTCCCCGAACCCACCCCCGCACTTATCCCCATATTCTCCGCAACATTCTGACTCATCATCTGCGAGAAAGCCGATCTCGGAGCCATCATACTCACATTCGACGCATAAGCAGACGGTGCATTCGGACTTGGAGCCAGCGCATTCGATGACCCCATACTCGGCGTCCCAACCGCACTCGATCCCCTAGCACCCGGATCACCCGATGGCGCACCATACCCTGCCGACGTCACCCCTCCAGCACCCATCGTCGCAGCCGTAGCCTGCCCAACCGGAGCACTCGGCCCCATACTCGGATCACCAAAATGACTCGCCGTAGCAGCTGCCGGATTATAAAGAGAAGGAAATCCCATCCCCCCAGACAAACCCGCCAGCTCCGACTGCAACACTGCCTTCGCATCCGGACTCAGCCCATTATATACATCCTGATAAGTCGCAGGCCCTCTCACCGTTGCAGGGCCATATCCACTCCTTGCATTCTGCGCCGTATCACTCAACCCTGCCCTAATAGTCTGCACCGTCTGACTCTGATTAGCTCCCACATTCCCCTGCCCACCAGGCCCCAGTCCAAATCCCTGTCCCGACCCAAAATTAGCCACCGCTCCAGTCCTCGGAGCCACCCCTGGCCCATAAGCAGGCGTCCCCCCATAGTGGCTTGGATCATACGGATCATACGGCTTAGGCATATACGGGTTAGCTGGTCCCAACGAACCAGGGTCCATACTCGCCGCTTCCGCTGGACTAACGAGACCATTTGCTATAGCCGCCCTCATTAGCCCAATCAATGACAGCGAATTAAACCCACCAGTATTTCCTGCCCCATACGCCCCAGCAGCTCCTCCGCCTCCTGGTCCCGATCCACCACTCGCCGTCCCTCCTCCCCCGCCTGTGGGACTAGACGAAGCAGGACTAACTCCAAATCCAGTGTTAGCCGTACCAGTCGCAACACTAACGCCCCCTCGATTGGTCGTATTCACACTAGTATTATTTCCCATACCAACAGAGCTCGTAACACCCTCACCACCAAACCCTGCCGCAGCAGCAGCCGCAGCCGCATCGGACGCAGCTGAAGCTGCGTCCGAAGCATTTCCATTATCCCAAAAAACATTAAACAGTTGCCATGGATGTTTCATGACTGCGCCCCCTGTCCTTTAGGAGCCACATGCATATATCCACCATTCGGCCCCTTCACATACCACTCTCCATCTGGTGCTCTCTTAGCTCCAGGGACTCTAGACGGATGGTTATCCGGAACCGCAGTGGAAGCTGGAGATGCTTGCGCATCTCCAGCTTCCGGGGCTTCTTGACCCAATCCCGGCTTGTTGGCCTCGATCAGAGGAGCTAATTGGGTATCCAGCGCATCCTGCACCAACTGCTGAATAAGTGTCTGAAACTCCTCAGGAGCCATCGGTGCAAGCACCTTCATCCGATCCGTCTCAGCCTTATACGCATCAATATCCCTCATCTCATCCTTACCAACCAGCTTCAGCTGATCCTTCCCCTGCTTCTCCAGACTCTTCCTGAGCGCCTCTTGCAGAGCCTGTATCATCTGTTGCTGCTGCGCCTCGGTGGGCGTCGGCCCCTGACCCAGCGCTTGCGGCGGAACCATCCTCTTCAACCTCTGAGCAGCCTCTTGCGCCTCATCAAAATCCAGAGACTTCAAGAGCAGATCGCCAATGGTCCCCGTAAGGTTTGGAGCCTGCGTTAAAATAAGAGTCAGGGCATCTCTGCTCTGATCTCTCTTCGTGCCATATTCCGGCCCCACCGTCGCCGCCACATCATACTTACCAACTGCCGGGTTAAATATCCTTCGTGCAACCTCTCCTCGATGATCCATTTCCTGGAAATAAGCCATACGCGAGCCGGGATCAATTTCGACATCCTTTTCGACTCCATCCTCAGCCACAACCTTAAGCACCCTGGCCGTATCATAGACCTTGGGGATGACATCAATAAGTATCCTTCCCAGGCTTTGAAGGGCCGCTTCATAATTATCCTGGAAATGGTACGTCGAGGTATCACTCTGATCCTGCCTTTGCTTAATAGCCTCCCCTGTCCTCTCATTCCCTTGCATCCCCATCTGATTTTGCCATTGCCCAGAACTCATCATCAACCAATTAAAAGCCCTATCCATCATATCCGCATACGCCGGAGAGGTGGTCGGCGGCTGCACTCTCTGCGGCAGCGCCTGTGGTGGAATATCATCACCCTCCGAGTCCTTATGCCTGAACGGCAAATAAGCTGAATTAGTCGTATTAGCCCTCTCCCAATAATTCTCCAGCCCTGTAAAAGCATCAACAGCCCCAGTCCACGGCGTCTTGCCCTGCATCGCAATATGTTCAACCTGACTCGACGCATTATAATTAAACATCCTCTGCGCATCCTTCATCGAGCGCGTATGCCCCTTGCGGTCTAACCTCCCTCGAAATGCAAACTCCTCCCCCTTCACCGGCACAAACGGTATCCTTTGCCCAACCCACACCTGGTAAGGATTGCCCTCCTCATCCTCTGGGTCGTCATCCTCTCCCACAGCCCTATTCCCACAGATAAAATATCTCCTTACCTCCTGCATCGAAATATTTCTTATTTTTGTCAGCGGGTTATCCAGAATGCTCTCATGCCCCTTCATCTTCTCCAACTGACTCTTCTTCATTTGAGACCGCTTCCCATTTGGCCCCACAAAACTAACCAGACTATCCTCTTTAGGCACCCTAACAAAATATTCCATCACAACACATCTATCATCATGCTCCAGCTCTTCCGGCCCAACCTGCAGCGGACTCCGCTCCCACGGTCCATGCCCCGGATAAAGATCATCCAGCTCCTCTGGTAGCATCCGATCAAACGCAAACAGAAACTTCATATCCGAGCAATCTGCCATCTTACAGTCCGGATCGACATAAACAGTCAACGGATCAAGCACAGGCCTCAAATAGACTTCCTGGTCAAACGTGTCATCCCCAGCGAAATCCGTGGCAACCCTGATCCAGCCAATTCCACCGTCAATTTGCCATTTTCTCGCCGGAGCGTATACCGAAGCCTGCGCCTGGCTCTGATACTCAATCCTTCTAATAAGGTCCCTGAAAACTGAAGCGCTTTCAGCAGTTGCTCCATTTCCGACCCCGACAACTCGAACCGAAGATTTGTTCCTTCTAAGTCCATTTCCTATCATCAAGTTATGTTGCCGCACCACATTAATAGTCAGACACGGCTTGGCCGCCGTATCCCTCGCCGCCCTCAGCGTATCGGGCCACTGCCACCCATTATCTGAGTCCGCATTCGCAAACTGCACATCCGCAATAAACCTCCGTCTAAAATCACTTTCCCACTCCTGGCACCTATCCCACCTATCTCTTGCCTGATCCAGCACCGCGTTCCCCGTCAACGCAGTCCTCAGGGGCTGAGTCAAGCTCAGTCCAGATCGGGCAGAACGGGAATTATTAATCAGGCTCATAGACCCATCCATCCCAGATTAGGAGCCAAATCCCTCCACTTATTAAGCACTACATTCCCCAGCCTCTGTCCAATATCCTGTTCCTCTCCCCTATCGAAGTGCGGATCTTTAATCGTCACCGCCATATATCTCAGCGCATCCGCCGCATGGCTCGCCCAGTCATGCACCGGATCTCTCCCCAGCTGCCCAGGCCTATTATCCCTCGCCTCCTCCTCAATCTTAAACCGATAGTGACGCAAGGCATTCAGCCCATCCTCACACTTATCCTCATCAAACCACATATTCGGAAACAGCATCCTTACCATATTTCGGCCATCCACCGGAGCAATCTTCCTCGCAATCCTCACCCTCTTCGGATACACCGCGGCAACCTGCTCTTTTATAGTTTTCCGCATTCCCAGCTTTTCATGTTCCGCGTCGAACGGCAACACATGCAGCCCATAAACATAGTGTCTATTCTGCAGAACATCCATAAAATGCTCCACATCCTCCCCGGTAGCCTCATAATAATCCAATATACGAATCTGCATTGCAACCTGTTGCACAAACCAGATCGACGTACAGTCCCTCTTGCCCAGATCCCAGTATGTATCCACCGGAATAGTCCGTTCCCACGGCACCGTGGCAATCCGTCCCTCTTCCGCAGCCTTGCGCAGTTCCTTCGCATAAACAACCCCCTCCAGTATCTGCAAACAATGGCCCTCCCACACATTCAGATAATAATCATAATCCCTTTCCTTATCACTTTGCATATCCCTCTTCAGCACCTCTGGAAACCACGGATTATCCCTATAAGTCATCTTACAGACGAAAGAAGACTCCGACTCCAGGACGTTCGCCGAGCCTAGCGGCTCGGCAAAACGTCGGTTACCCACTGGGCTAAGAGACGCGTCCTTAATAAACCTCTGATACGTATAATCCGTTTCCAGCTCCGGATTGAAAGTCAACCAGATCTCCGAATCTTCTTTTCGTATAGTCGGTATGAGTACTCCCCACGAGGTTTTCCTAACCTTCACGGCCTCTTCAACCCAACATATATCAATCCCCTCATAGCTCTTTATCCGATTAACATTATTCCTTATCCCCTCAAAATTAAATTCAGTCCCATTGGCCCCATAAATCTTCGTCTTCTGCACATCATAAAAATTACCCCATCCTAGCGCCTCAATCTGATCTTTCAGCACCTTATAAACGGAGTCATCAATCGAGTTCTGATACTCCCTCACACACAATATCCTCGTCGCCTTCTCCCTCCCAATCACCAGCAGCGCCCTAGCACATCCCCAACTCCTCCCCGCTCCTCTTCCTCCCCACAGAACCTTAAACCTCTTCTTCTCAAACAAACACTGGAGAGGCCCAGGAAACGCCAAATTCGGCCTGGCAGCTTGAGGCTTCCTCGCAGCATTGAGCCCACCATTGGAACGCCCAAGAACCAGCATCTAGTGCAGCTCCGCATCAGCAGCAATCATCCCTGCTCCACCATGTTCATACAGAAAAGAAGCTGCCTTCACATTCGCCGCCGCCGTACAACTAACTGTCACCCCCCTATTCGTAACTACACTACTCCACGATGCAGTCCCCAACCCAGTGCAATTCTCATCTCCTCCCGTATCAGCATCAGTCTCAAATCCCACTGTATACGTCATGGTCGGTGCCTGCCTCATCAGCACTGGAAATTGTATAAAGCAATCCGAAACCAGCAGTGAAGGCGCTACAGACCTACAACCACCCTGCACAGTATCAAATCCTGGCCCCTCATTAATCCTCCAATAATACGCCTCCTGCAACGCAGCTTCCTGCACTCCCAGTCTCCAAACAAATGGCGGCGTCGGAAGCGACCATGCCGTATACGCAGTAAACTTCGAAGCAAACGAAGCCAAAACCGGAGCAGTCCTCAGCTGAATACCCGAAAAATCCATCCAATCATTAGTCCCCGCTGTCCCATTCGGCGTCATACACAGCACAACCGCCAGCTCAGTAGCTGTTGTCGGGACAAGCCCAACCACCGCTGGCTGCGTCACTCTCCCAATAAACAAAGGTGAGAATAGTGCTCCTACAACCCTACTCTGTCCAGTCCACCCTGCACCTCCACTAAACCCAGCCGCTAATGCCCCCACTCCCTCATCAGTCCCAGTCCCCGCCACAATATAAATCCCCACATTAGTAGCCGAAAGATTAGCCCCGCCAAACACATAAAAATCCATCTCAACAAACTGCCCCTGCAGCGGCACACTATTCGCCGAGCTAATCTCCTGGGCCATGCACATCATATCCGTCCCAGTCGACCCAGCCTGCCTCTGCATCTTATACGCCGCCTTAAACCCCGGCAGCGTCACAATAGGCGTCGTATCCTCACTAACCTGGATTGGCGTGGCCGCCGACCCACTCCAGTAAGCCCAGCGGTCCGGTCCAAAGAGGACCGTCCCGCTAGAGACTGGACCAGTAGTCCCTCTTTGCCACAAATTCTGACTTGCGTCCCCAGCAATCAACCAGTTTCCACTCGGGTTCAAACTATTCACAAACTGACCCAATTGAGTAGTCGTAATACGCACACTCGGCGGACTAACTCCAGTATCCGCAGGAACCTGCTCTGCCCCCGTGAGTGGAGGAACAGCAGGTGGAAACCCCGTGAACGTCTGGGCCTGGCTTGCAGCGGGGTATAGCCCCGCTGCAATCCAGAGAGCAGCTAACGCTTGCTTCCGCACCTCAGCTCCTGCATAGCACTCTTCAGACTCTCCTCCCCTGCCGAAGTCCGACGGGGCGGACTTCGGCAGAGCCTCGAAGTGAACCCAGACACATCCGGATTCGCAGTGTCAAACACCTTCCTCGGAACATGCTGATCAGCACTCGAGTTCACAATATAAGAGTGCTGCACCTCATCTGAGAGCGCACGAGTCGCACTCAGTTTCGGGCGTGGATCACCCGGATGTTTAGTCCCTGGCCTTTGCTTTGCCAGATTGATGTGAGGTTTCCCGCACGAGGGCTCTTCTTCAGGAGCCCCCACTGCAATCAGCATGTTCAGCTTCATGGGATAGCCCTCACTTCGTTCGGGCTATCCCAAACCAGTTTTAAGTTGGGCATACCCCAGTCTCCTACTCTACTTGGGTTGTGGCCTAGGCGGCAGTGATGGCGGATTCTCCGGAATATCAATCACCACATACCGATAACCAACTCCCGTAATTCCAGCCAGCGCAATCGCCTTACCGGCCGGAATTTCCGGAGGCAGAGGCGGCCAAATCGTGCCAGGAGGCGGATCAGTCGGAGGAGGCTCAACACCCGGCACCTCCGGCAGCTCATTATCCGGATGCGTGGGATCAACCGGATAAATCGGCAGCCCATGATCCGGATGCCCACCTTCTCCAACTCCCCATCCTGGATCAACCGGCAGTCCCCCTCCCGGAGGCCGCGGCCACACATGCGGCGGCAGCGGTGGCCTAGCTGGCCCACCTCCCACATGAGGCGGCCTACCAGGCAGCCCTTGATCAGGCCTCTCACCACCACCCCATCCCCAGCCCGGATCTACCGGCCTACCAGGCCACGGCAAGCCCTGATCTGGTCGACCTGGCCAGCTCCCTGGAGGCCTATTCCCCACATGCGGCGGCCTACCTGGCAGCCCCTGGTCAGGATAGACCGGAGCACCAGGGTAACCCCATCCTGGATCTACACCCTCCTCAACTCCATAGTCCGGATCAACAGGCCGGCCTGCCCAATCGAAGTGAGGCCTTTCCACAAACCGAATATAAGCCCACGAACTTTTTGCCATACCTTCTCTCCTTAAAACGACTGCCCAATTGCAGTCGGGTAAACTAGGAGGCCCTCATTTCATTCGGGCCTCCAAATTACTGATGATTTACCCCGAAGAAATGCACCATTGGCATCCCCGCCAGCAGACTAACAGCGCATATGATGAAAACAATCAAACAGACCAGAAGATAGATCCGCTGAATGTTCCATGGAATAGGCCACTCAAAGATCTGCGCGACCCACACGATGACCGCCCCAATAAGCACCAGGAGCGCAACCACAAGCACACAGTTAAGAAGACCAATCAGAATACCAAGGATATTCATCGGTCAGCGCTCCTTCTCAGAGCGCGATCTAAGGCCCTTAAAGAGCGGGCCTTAGATCGCGCTACTCAGCGGCCGTGCCTCGACTTGGGATGCAGCCCACCCAGAGTCTCATGCCGATCATGATAACTCTTCCCATGATGCGGACCCGCATCGTGATGCTTGATCGGGTGCTGGGAGTGCAGCTCATCCACCGCATGGCCCAAATCAGCGCCCCTATGAGGCGAGCTGGTCACCTCCATCCGCCCATCTCCAAACGCCCTATTAGAGAATTTCCTCTCCTGTCCAGGCCCTCCCCTGGCGGGGGCATGATGTCCCGACCTGGGCTCCCTCTCCTGCGCCCTATTCTGCTTCTCTTCCTTATCAGCCATCTGAGTACTCCTATTTCCAGGTGGCAGCCTTCACTGCCCACATTTGCGCAGTCTGCGCCTCAGTAATAGCCACCGAGTACATCCTCTTGACCTCATGGTCAGGCGAAGCTTCCCTCTCCTTCTGACAATGGTCAATAAAGGCGGCTATATCCCTCTTCAAAATGGAGACAGTATTATCTCCACTCGGATTGAACGTGATTCCAACTGCACGTTCGCCGAAAGTCTGGTCTCCCATCACCTGATCCCCTTCATTGGACCAGTAGGCACTTCCTCAGCCACCTTCCTCGCTTTCTTACCAAGTCCAGCAGCCTTCATCTTCCCTCCTCTCTGCCGGAAGGGAGCCTCATTAGCCAAACCCAGGGGCTCGGCCTTCATCGAGGGAGGAGCCTTCATTGGCTTCATCCCACCCATCAGCATATTCCTAGGTACTTTGGGCATGTGATCCTCCTTTGTTCAGTCGATCTACGATCGACTGAACAAAGTAGGCTCACGAAGCTGTTGCAAGTTCCCTTCTCAGCAGTGGCACTCCTCCGATGTGATGCCACACAGGACAGAATGGAGCACTAATCTCCATACTCTGCTCTATGGCATCCCTCAGCGTATCACAAATCGGCCTAGAAGTGGCATGTGTCAAATTCTTACACACCACAATCGGCAATATCTGAGACCTCGGAATACCCAACGCACAGGACACAACTGGCACATACAACCCATGTAACTGCTCCTCTGCTTCAGGCGTCCACGTCAGCTTTCCCTCCAACAAAATAACCCACTGCTTGGCCTTTCCAAAGAAATCCGTCTGACAATAACCTATCCCCCTCTCATCCCTATATTCCCACCACATCCCCCACCTAAACTTGGCTCCCAACCCCTTCGCCAGCGCCCTCTCATATCTCAGCCCATCCCCCTTCACATTCTTCCCCGCCTTCGCCGCAGACAAAAACGCCGGCTTATTCTCCATCGAATGAGCCCATTTCAGCCCTTCAACCTGCCTCATTTCGGCGGATCTCCCTTATCCTTATTCTCCTTACTAAACCAATAACCCATAATAATAGCGGTCCCCGACGGAATAGTAATCAGCAACCTATCCACAATCTTCTGATTATGAATAATCTCCATTCCACACAAAACTAAAACTGTCATCGAACCGATGGCCCAAATCACTGTCAGAATGAAATCAGGCTTCCATTTACCCATGGGGCAGACCTCACTTCGTTCGGTCTGCCCTAAATTTACCCAAATCCATTCCGCACACCTTTCCCATCAATAGTCATAGCCATATGCCTCGGCTTCTCAGTACTCAATCCCAGATGAACCCAGGTGTTGTACTCATGTATCAGCTGATCTACCCCCAGCTCTTGCATATGCGGCTCCAGCTCCTTACAGATTTGGAGCGGCGTCCCAAAATCCGGGCAATAAAAATCAACCGCAAGCCCACTCATATGCGCACTCTCTTTAGAGCCTCCAACCGCCATATTAACTTTCGGACTCCTGTAACCCGAACTTATAAAAATTGGCTTATCCCCCAGAATAGTCCGAACCCTCTCCATCACCTCAGCTGTCCACTGCAGATTCTTCATATCTGATGGCACATTATTAATCCCCTTCCTCGCCGCCGTCTCACTAACCGTGAACTCCTCCAGCGTAAAATTGGGTGTGAGATGAGTCATGACTGATCCTTTTTAAGAACAGTCGATCTACGATCGACTGCTCTTAAAAAACATCCTCATGGCCCTACACACCAAGTAATAAACATCGCTCCTGGCGCTCCATTCCCTGGATTCTGGAGAGTCGCACCATCTCCACCCGGCCCAGACGCTCCACCCCCACCATACAACCCCCCATTCCCTCCCACACTCCCCGTACCCGGACCCGGAGCCCCACCACCACCTCCCGGACCCCAAGTCCCATTCGCATTAGTCCATGCACTCCCCGCTCCCCCATTCCCTCCAGGCCCTCCATAATTTCCACCAGTCGTATATTGCCCACCCCCTCCCCCTGACCCATAACTCCCCACCCCTCCAGCCTGCCCAACTGGCGTACTCGCAACAGATCCCCCCAAAC